TGAAATCGTTACAATTTCAGACGAACTAAGATTGGTAGATCGCTTCGGTCGTCCAGACGCTAACACATTCAAAGAATTTTTCACATGTTCTAACTTCCTTTCTTATGGTAACAACCTTAAGGTAATTAGAGCAGCTAACTCTGCAATCGCAAGAAACGCAACAAGCGGTTCCGAAAAGATTTGCATTAAGAACTCTGATCAGTATGATCTTGAATATCTTGATCTTTCAGCAACAAACAACGTTGGTCAGTTCGCATCAAGATATGCAGGTGCTCTAGGTAACTCACTCAGGGTTTCTATGTTTGCTAACTCAGGTAACTCTGCATCTTTCGCAGCATGGCAATACAGTGAAGAGTTTGATGGTGCACCAGGAACATCAGCATTTGTTGGAAACGTAAACGGTGCAAACGACGAAATTCACATCATCGTTCTTGACGAAAGAGGTAGGTTAACAGGTACTGCAAACACAGTTCTTGAGAAGTATTCATTCGTCTCAAAGGCATCAGACGGTAGAAACGATGATGGTTCATCAAACTACTATGTAAACGTTATTAACGAGCGTTCAAAGTACATCTACATTATGAATCATGACGTTTCACCAAACTCAAACGTAAACTGGGGTTCAACAGCAGCCGGAACAGCATTTAATTCTGGTAACAACGCTTCATACACAGCTTCACTATCAGGTGGTGTTGATGATACAGCAACTGATGCAACAGTTCAGCTCGCATATGATAAGTTCAAGAATCCAGAAGAAGTTGACATTTCTCTAGTTATGACTGGTGCACACTCACAAGCTGTTTCAGAGTATGTTCTTGAAAACATTGTTGAGACCAGAAAAGATTGCGTTGCTCTCATTTCACCTGAGTACTCAGACGTTGTAAACAACGCTGGAGACGAAGTAGCAGACATCACTGCATATAGAAATCAGTTTAACTCATCTTCATATGCTATCATGGATTCTGGTTGGAAGTATCAGTTCGACAAGTATAACAACGTCTATCGTTGGATTCCACTAAACGGTGACATTGCTGGTCTATGTGCTAGAACAGACAATGATAGAGATCCATGGTTTTCACCAGCTGGTTTCAATCGTGGTCAGATCAAGAACGTTGTAAAGCTTTCTTGGTATCCAAACAAGACAGACAGAGATGAGCTTTATAAGATTGGTGTTAACCCAGTTATCTCATTTCCAGGTGAAGGTGTAATTCTTTACGGTGATAAGACAATGCTTACAAGACCATCAGCTTTCGACAGAATTAACGTTCGTCGTCTGTTCATTGTTCTTGAGAAGGCAATTGCTAGAGCAGCTAAGTATTCACTATTCGAGTTCAACGATGAGTTCACAAGAGCCCAGTTCGTTGGTCTAATCGAGCCATTCCTAAGAGATGTTCAGGGTCGTCGTGGTATCTTTGACTTCCGTGTTGTTTGTGATAACTCTAACAATACTCCTGAAGTTATCGATAGAAATGAATTCGTTGGTGACATCTACATCAAGCCAGCTAGAAGCATCAACTTCATCCAGTTGAACTTCATTGCTGTTAGAACAGGTGTTGCATTTGAAGAAATCGTCGGTCGCTTCTAATAAATATAAACAAATAAAGAAATAAAGGAGTAATTACAGATGGCATTTGAGTTATCAAAGTTCAGATCACTTATGCAGTTTGATGGAGCAAGACCAAACCTCTTCGAGTGTAAATTGGCTTTTCCAGCATATGCTAACATCGGATCACCTGGTGAAAAGTTTACATTTATGGCAAGAGCAGCATCACTACCTGGTTCAACTGTAAACTCAGTACCAGTTATGTACTTCGGTAGAGAGTTTAAGTTTGCCGGAAACAGAGTATTCCAGGATTGGGCAGTAACAATCATCAACGACGAAGACTTCTTAATTAGAAACGCTTTCGAAAGATGGTTGAACGGTCTTAACGAGCATACAACAGGTCTAAGAAACGACTCATTCATTTCACCTTCTGACTATCAGGCAGGTGATGAGAGTGGTGACGTAGCATCTGTTATTCAGTACGGTAAGAATGGTGACAGAATTAAGCAATACTACTTCTTCGGCATGTTCCCAGTTGACATTACTCCAATCGATCTAGATTGGGGTTCTAACGACAACATCGAAGAGTACACTGTCACATTCGCATATCAGTGGTGGACAGAGAGTGAAAGTGTTGTTTCATAACAATAACACTTTCTAATGCTTAATATATAAAAGATATGCGGTATGAAAAAGATACCGCATATCTTCCCTCTCAGGAGAGCATTTCTTAATGATTCAAATTTTTGGCTTTGAGATTAGCCGCAGAAAAATAAATCAAGACGAAGAAGTTAATAAGTCGTTTGCCATTCCTCAAAATGAGGATGGTGCAGTTACGATTCAATCAGGTTCTTATTATGGAACATATGTCGATCTTGATGGTGTTGTAAGAAATGAAGTTGAGCTTATCACTCGATATCGTGAGATGTCTATGCAGCCAGAACTTGAAACTGCGATTGATGAAGTTGTCAACGAAGCTATCGTCAATGATGACAACGGTCAAGCTGTTGAGCTAAACACAGATGAACTAAAACTTCCTGAGAAGATTAAGAGTAAGATTAGGGATGAATTTGACCATGTTCTGAGAATGTTAGACTTCGGTAATATGGGTCATGACATTTTCAGAAGATGGTACATAGATGGTAGATTATTCTATCATATCATCATCGACGAACAAAGACCAACTTTAGGTATTCAAGAACTTAGATATATCGACCCAAGACGTATCAGAAAGATCAGAGAAGTACAAAAGTCAAAAGACACCAAGACTGGTATGGAAATCATCAAGAAGATGAGTGAGTACTATCTCTACAATGAAAGAGGTATCATCGGGGCACATTCTAATCTTGGTACAAAGATTGCAGTAGACTCTGTAGTTAACGTCAACTCAGGTCTTCTTGATAGTAAGAGAGCAATGGTTCTCTCATATCTTCACAAAGCAATCAAGCCACTCAATCAGCTTAGAATGGTAGAAGACGCTACCGTTATCTACAGACTATCGAGAGCACCAGAAAGACGTGTGTTCTATGTTGACGTTGGTAACATGCCAACTATTAAGGCCGAACAATATCTAAGAGATATTATGGTCAAGTACAGAAACAAGCTTGTGTATGATTCAAGCACAGGTGAGATCAAGGACGATAGAAAACATCTATCGATGCTTGAAGATTTCTGGTTACCAAGAAGAGAAGGCACGAAGGGAACAGAGATCACTACTCTACCAGGTGGTGCTAATCTAGGTGAACTTGAAGACGTTAAGTATTTTGAAAGAAAGCTTTATAAGTCTCTTGGTGTTCCACTCGGTAGACTTGAATCACAACAAGGTTTCAGTTTAGGTAAGTCAACAGAGATTACAAGAGATGAACTTAAATTTTCTAAGTTTGTTCAGAGACTAAGAAACAAGTTCTCTACACTCTTTGATGATCTTATGCGTGTACAGCTAGTTCTAAAGAAAGTTTGTACAGAAGAAGAATGGAAACAGTTCAAAGAAGATATCTGGTACGATTATAAAAAAGATAATAACTTCACTGAACTTAAAGAAGCTGAACTCATAACAAACAGAATCCTTCTGTTGCAGTATGTTGATCCATTCGTCGGTAGATATTATTCCATGGAATGGGTAAAGAAGAATATTCTCAAGCAGACTGACGAAGATATTGAAGAAATTAACAAACAGATATCCGAAGAACAACAAGCTATGGCACCTGCTGTTGATGAGAATGGTAATCCTGTTCAAGATCAACAGCAGCTTCAACAGCCACAGCCACAGCAATCACAAGCTCAGTTGGCAGCAGCAGGTGGAAATCCACCACAGCAATCAATGGTAGACAATAGTGGTAAGAATCTAGGTGAGACAACTGAAGAGATGCCTTCTAAGTTTGAGTTGAGAGCTAACGAATTGGAATTTTTAAGATGAGAAAAAGACTATCAGAAGACTTAAATCTTGCTCTACAAGAACCATCTTCAAATGCGGCTGAACAAGCTCAGAAGATGGGTCTTCAGTATGTTGGATTCGGCAGATACGAAGATCCAAATACACAGCAAGTTACACATATTGTTCAGAATGATCGTCTTGTTCCATTCAATAGAGCAATTAAAACCAACTCATTTAAGCAGCAATCACAAGATGACTATGGTGCATTTGTTAAACAGATGATGCCAGATATTCAGAACACTCAGGCAGTTCTTATTGATCAGTACAAGCCTGAAATGTTTACTCCTGAAGAACTTGATGCAATCGAAAGTTTCACAGGTCAAAAGTACACAGAAGTGAATGATGTTCTGTTGTCTCTTCCATCTGGTATCAAAGCTGACAAGATACAACCTGAGTTTGATGGAGACGATAATCCATCTATTATTTCAGCACTTGACTCAGCCCTTAACAAGACAAGAACACCAGTAGAGTTCTTCACATATGTAGGATTAGGAAGTGACTACAATGTTGCAGACTTCTTGCCAGGCACAGTGTTTTCAATGAAGGGATTCAGATCAACAACAATCAATCCTAACGTTGCGTTAAACACTAACTCAAGAGTAAGTAAGACATCGAACAGACAACAGACTGTTCTACTTCAGATCAAAGTTAAAGAAAACTCAAGAGGCTTGTTTGTAGAAGACTTCTCATCTACACCTGGTGAGTCAGAGTTTATCTTACCAAGAGGATCAAAGATTAAAGTATTGTCTGGTCCTTCAAAGCTTGTTGGTAGTAACAAGTTTACAGGTAATAACAATCTTGAAGTTCTATATTTCACTTGTGAAACTACAAATAAATAAGTATATTCGACTAAGGAGTATCAACTGATGTATATCAGAGAAGCAATACAGAATATTTTAGAACAAGACCTCGATCTTATGAGAGAGAATCTAAAAGTTGCTATTACTGAAAAAGCAGTTCAGAGTCTTGAAGAGAAGAAGGTCCAGATTGCAGAAAACTATTTTGGACAACTTAATAACTTAGATTCTGAAGACGAAGAGTAATGAAAATGAAGAGCATCAAGCAGATCAGAAAAGATAACGATGAAAGTTCTAAAGAGAAGAGCATGATATCTTCTCTATGTGAGAATGGTTTGCTTGATGCTGATAAGGCTATCTTTTTCGAAAGAGCTTTAAACAAAGATGTAGAAAAGCTCACTATCTCTGAGAGAAAGATTCTTAAGAGTGTTGTTGAGTCATTGATGATTGAGAATCATTCACGACTAAACTCGGTAGATACAGAACAACTTGACGAGTCAATCAAAAGAGATGTTAAAGACTATCTTGCCAAGTATGATCCAACTGTCGGTGGTAATAAGTTTCCTACTGACAAAGACATGCCGCAAGTTCTGATTCTCAAGAGAAAAGCAATTCGCATTTATCCAGACAATCAGAAAGTAGCTCTTTACTATTCAGATGCACTGAACAAGTATGTCACAATACCTTTTGGTGCTATTGGTATCAATGAAAGATATGAAGCAATAGCTAATAGAGCAGCAAAAGAGTTAGCACCAAAGAAAATTCGTGGTCGAGAAGTTCGAGGTGATCTGTCTCGATTTGTCGCTAAGAATATTCCAGTAGGTAGAGAAAAAGATCCAGCACTTCTAGATGCAATGGAAAAGAAGTTGGGTTATAGACCTGATCTTGCTGGTGCACAAAACGCTAACATCGATAAGACAAATCTACCATTCTTCTCAAAGTTAGGTCTGAAACACGGTGCAGCAGTAAGAAGATTCGTTCTTTCTAAGAAGAAGAGATCATCAACTCCTTCAGAAAATAAAGGAACTGAGAGTCCATCTGTCGCTTCAGCACCAGAACCTGTGCCAACACCAACTTTAGACAAAAAAGATAGAAAGCTTAATAACAGACAAAAGAGTGTGTTAGCTGATCTTAATAAGAGACAACCAACAATACAGTCATTTAAACAAAAAGCAAAAGACATTTCACTGAGTGATGAAGAAAGAAACAAAGCAGCTACCAGTGCCAGAAAGTTGTCATCTCAGAGACTATCTGACAAAAAGAAAGTCGGTCTTAGAGAGAGTTTTGTAGAGAAGCTAGAGAAAAAACGAAACATCAATGAGTTTTTAGGTAGACTAGTAGGAACGGCAGCTAGGACTGGTGCTGGTAAAAATGCGATTGAAAAAGGGACTGAACTTCTCAGTGATTTTTTTAAAAGGGCAGCAAAAAACAAGAAGCCAGATGCTAAACCAGCTGATAGAGTTCCAGATACTGGGCCAGAAGCACCAAAACCAAAGACTGAGCCAAAACCTTCTGATAAGCCAGAACCTGTTCCAGCTAGAAAGCCAGACTCTAAGCCAACAGGAAGACCCACAAGAGGATTGAGAAGACTTTTTGGAAGATTGCCAGGAGGCAACGATTCTGGAGGAAATAATGATGGACCAGGTTCTCAGGCACAGTACTCAAAAATAAGTGAGCCTGTAAAAGCACCAGAGTTCCGTAACGAGCCAGTATCAAAGTCAAGAGCTACAAGATTTGATCCTGAGTACTCTGTGAACATCAAACAAACTCGTGCAGTGCAACAGAATCCTTTTGGTACACAACAGCAGAATGTTGTTAGAGAGTTGTATGATGTTAAAGGTAAAACTGAACTAAATATAAATGGAAATAGCGTCGTAGTCAATGAAGTGATTGCTGAAAAGCTAATCAAGCTTCATGAGTCTTTGTCGCAAGAAAACAAGTTTAAAATGGAATCTATGTTGAACGAAGATGTAGATTCATTCAGAAAAGTTTTAGAATTTGCAGTAGGACAAAAATAACAATGCCAAACTTAATCAGACAACACAATCTCATCGACAACAATAAAAGAGCTTTGATCAAGTATGTTATTGTTTCTGATGGTACAAACGAAGCTAATACTAGACTTGTTGATGTTTCCATGCTTAGGTTTTCATTAAATACTAATGGATACATTATGACTGGAAACACAAATTCAAGAAGCAACTACAGAACAACCATTAAGAGAATTTTTGGTAATGCTATCACTGATGGCTATGTAAGACTTCAGTGGGAAGGTACAACGAACAGTGAGATCGTAGTTTTCGGTTCTGGTGGTTTCGATTATGACTTTCAAAGCACATCAGGCGATGTTGCAGTGTTCACAAACCCAGAAGCAAGTCCTACAGGTGATGTTCTCATCTCTACTAAGGGGCTAAATGCAAACTCAGCAATGACATTTTTCATTGATATTAGAAAAGATTCAAGAGATTACGACGCAGGACAGACCGCTGATCCAGTCGCTTTCAATAGAGGATCAGCAGCACCATGACAAAAATCATAGAATCAATCATCAATAAAGATTTTTCAACAGCAAGTGAGCTTCTTGAAGATAGAGTTACAAATATCGTAGAGAAGAAGCTAACAGAAAAAAAGAAGATGATTATGGCTGAAATGTATAGCGGTGAAGGTAGATTATCTTCTGTAAAAAAGCTATACAGAGGTCTAGCTGAAGATGATGTAGATGAGAGCTTACTGAAAGTTTCTAGAAAGTCAATGGAACTTAAGACACCAATAGCAAGAGCTAATCAGAGTCTAGAAGAAGAACATTCTTTCGTTCTCAAAGATAAGAAAACAAAAGAAGTTGTTGGTACATATAAGACCATGGAAGACGCCGCCTCAGCACGAACTAAAAAAGGCGGAACTAAAGAAACACATGGTATATATAAGCAGAGACATGCCGGTGCTCTAAAGAATAGAATGTCAGAAGATGCATCAGAAGAAAGTTCTATGGCTCGTTCTGAGCTTCAAGCTATCACAAAAGACGCTAAGATCATAATGTCTAAGATTAAAGGTAATAAAGAACTTGAAGCTTGGACTCAATCAAAGATTACAAAAGCAGCAGACTACATGAATGCTGTTGCGGATTATATGGAAGGTGATAAAGAAGAAACTCTTGAAGAATCTCGTGTTAATATCGTAAATCTTCGTGTTCGTGGTGGTAAGATTCAGCGTCGCCAAAAAGTTTCTGGTGTTCCTGGTATGACATTTCGTGGTGGTAAACTAGAGAGAATGTCAGCAGCCGAACGTCGCCGTCGTAAGCTTGGTGCTATGAAGGCTGCAAGAAAATCAAAAGCAAAAAAATCACAGACACTTCGTAAGCGCAAGATGTCGCTTATGAAGAGACAGAGATTAGGACTATGAAGTCTTTCATTTATCGATGGACTAACATTATAACAGATGAATACTACATCGGTGTCCATAAAGGAACACCTGATGACGGATACATTGGATCAGGAAAGAAATTTAGAGCTAAATATAACAAACATCCTAGTGATTTCGTTCGAGAGATAGTTCAGTTTTGTAACACTTATGAGAAAGCTCTACTTATTGAGTCAAAACTTGTAACATTAGAAACATTAAAAGATTCTAAATGTCTTAATCTAAAGCCTGGAGGTCAAGGTGGTGGTCTTCCAGATTGGAATCAAAGAATAGATCGTAAATGTTTTGTCGAAAAAAGACGCGAAAATGCTGAAAAGCTAGGTTTGAGTTACTGTCAACATCGAATCGGATATAAGTTTGATGATAATCAGAAAGCTATAATGGCAGAAAAAGCCAAGAGAAGAAAAAAAGTTGAATGCCCTCATTGTAAAAAGTTGGGACCAAAACCACAGATGAGTAGATGGCATTTTGACAGTTGCAAGGAGTTACAACGTTGAAGTTGATAGCAGAAGAAGTACTAGAAGTCCAGTATCTAGTTGAAAGAAACGAAAAGACTGGAGAAAAAGAATATGCAATCGAAGGCATATTCATGCAGGCTGAGAAGAAGAACAGAAACGGTAGAGTTTATCCTCAGCATGTTCTTTCAAAGGAAGTACAAAGATATAATCAAGATTACGTTCAGAAGAACAGAGCATTTGGTGAACTAGGTCATCCAGACTCACCAACAATCAATCTAGATAGAGTGTCACACATGATCACAAAGCTCTATCCAGATGGCAATAACTTTATTGGTAAAGCCAAAATATTAGATACTCCTAACGGAAAAATTGTGAAGAGTCTTTTAGATGGTGGAGCAAGCTTAGGTGTGTCAACAAGAGGCGTAGGGTCTCTTAGACCACAAAGTGGTTTTCAGCTTGTTCAAGATGATTTTCATCTAGCTACAGCGGCAGACATTGTAGCTGATCCTTCAGCACCAGATGCTTTCGTGAGAGGTATTATGGAAGATGCTGAGTGGGTTTTAACAGCTAAAGGATGGATGCCTGTCCATCAAGAAAGAGCTAAGAAGCTAATCAAAGAAGCTTCTAGAAATGAGATTGAAGATGTTGCTCTAAAAGTTTGGAAAAGTTTCATCTCAAAAATTTAAATAATATAAATAATACTGAAAAAAGGAGTAATCTAATATGGGTAAGTCACTTACTGAAGTAGCAAAGAAAATTTTGTCAGAAGGTGCATATTCTTCTGTAACACCAGACATGCTTGGAAAGTTTGATCGTGATGCACATTCAATGACAACTGCAAAGTCTTCATTGAAGCCAAATGCTGGTTACAATGAAAAGCAGTTTTCAAATCCTGGTGCTATGTCACCTCAGGCACGAAATAATGGTGTAGAAGATTTAGGTGCAGCACTTGTTAAGTATACAGATACATCACCATCTGCAAAGGCAGCTGGAAAGATGGGCAAGGACACAAGCGGTTCTTCACAGTCTCGTAGGGGTGCTTTAGCTGCTGAAAAGTCAAAGAATCAAGCTGAAGTTATGGAAGAAGTAGAACAAGTTGATGAAGTTCTTGATAAGGCTAAAGATAAGATTTCATATGCAGCAAAAGCTGCTAAGCAAATCCAAGATGTAAATCCTTATGGATCTGATAAGAAGGGTGACGAAACTCTTCGCAAACGTCATCGTGGTATCATGATGCTCAAGAGAAAAGTTGAAAAAGGTGGCATGGGTCAAATGGAAGAAGAGATCGAAATTTCAGAAGAGCTTGAAGATTTCATCAATGAGATGATCAAGGAAGGCTATTCAGAAGACGAAATTGCAGTAGCAATTGACGAGAACTTCGAACTAGTTTCTGAAGATGTTGAAGAGCTTGATGAAGACTTCGATGATTACGAAGTAGATATGTCTGAACACATTGAAGCACTCTTTGCAGGTGAAGAACTATCAGAAGACTTCAAGATGAAGGCAATTGCAATCTTCGAAGCCGCTGTAAAGCAGAAGGTAGAAGAAGAACTTGCTACAATTGAAGAAGCATATGCTGAGACTCTTGAAGAGCAAATTGAACAAATTCAAAATAGTCTCACTGAAGATGTAGACAACTATCTAAACTATGTTGTTGAGCAGTGGGTATCTGAGAATGAAGTTGCTATCGAAGCTGGTCTTCGCACAGAACTAACAGAAGAATTTATCTCTGGTCTTCGCAATCTATTTGCTGAACACTACATTGACATTCCAGAAGATAAGGTTTCTGTAGTAGAAGAAATGGCTGAAAAAGTCACAGTTCTTGAAGACAAGCTAAACGAAGAAATTGACAGAAATGTATATCTGACTACCGCTTTAAATGAGTCAGCACAGAATGAAATTGTATTTAATGCTTGTGTTGGATTGACAGAAGTACAGGCAGAGAAGCTAAAGTCTCTTGCTGAAGGACTCGACTATTCATCAATCGATGAGTATGAAAATAAGATCAACATTCTAAGAGAGAGTTATTTCAATAGTTCAGTGAGAACAGAAAATGTTCTAGACTCGAACAATGTAGACTTGTCTGGAAACATGTTGAATGAGAGTCTATCAGGTCCAATGGCAGCTTATGTAAGAACTCTAGGAAAAACACTTCCAAGATAAAGAAATTATAAATAGTAATATCTAAAATTTTCAAAGGAGAAAATAAATGTATCTAACGGAACAACTAGAAAACAAGTGGTCACCAGTCCTTGACCACGATGGTCTAAATCCAATTAAGGACAACTATCGTCGTGCAGTTACAGCAATGATTCTTGAGAACCAGGAACGTGCTATGGCTGAAGAGTCACGTCAGCTTAACGAAGTTGCACCAACAAACAACTACGGTGGTGGCAACATCAGCGCATACGATCCAATTCTTATCTCATTGGTTCGTCGTGCCCTTCCAAACCTAATTGCATATGATATCTGCGGCGTTCAGCCAATGACAGGTCCAACTGGCCTTATCTTTGCTATGCGTTCAAAGTATAGAACACAGACAGGTACAGAAGCTCTATTCAACGAAGCTAACACAGCATTTGCTGGTACAAACTCTCTCGGTGCAAACGGTAACGTTCGTGGTTCAATCTCAAACACAAACCCAGTATTTGCACTAAGTGATGACGACGTATTCGGTTACGGCCGTGGTATGACAACTGCACAAGCTGAAGCTCTTGGCGACGTTAGTACAAACCAGTTCGCTGAAATGGCTTTCGCTATCGACAAGGTAACTGTTACAGCCCGTAGCCGTGCGCTAAAGGCAGAGTACACAATGGAACTCGCTCAGGATCTCAAGGCTGTTCATGGTCTTGATGCTGAGACAGAGCTTGCAAACATTCTGTCAACAGAAATCCTTGCAGAAATCAACCGTGAAGTAGTTCGCACAATCTATAGCTCAGCTACAGTTGGTGCTCAGTACGGTGTTACAACAGCTGGTACATTCGATCTTGATACAGACTCAAACGGCCGTTGGTCAGTTGAGAAGTTCAAGGGTCTAGTATTCCAGATTGAGCGTGAAGCTAACGCAATCGCACGTGCTACACGTCGCGGTAAGGGTAACATCATCATCGTATCATCTGACGTTGCTTCAGCTCTTGCGATGGCTGGTGTTCTTGACTACACCCCTGCTCTTCAGGCAAATCTAAACGTTGACGACACAGGCAATACCTTCGCTGGTACTCTCCATGGTCGTATCAAGGTTTACATCGATCCATACTTCGGTGGTTCAGCCAACGGTGACGAACTCTGCACCGTAGGTTATAAGGGCACTTCCCCATACGATGCTGGTCTATTCTACTGCCCATACGTTCCACTACAGATGGTTCGTGCAATCGGTCAGGATACATTCCAGCCAAAGATTGGCTTCAAGACACGTTACGGCATGGTTGCAAACCCGTTTGCTACCGCTGCTGGTGATGGTGCCGTTGCTCCACGTAACACAAACGCAAACAACGCAAACATCTACTATCGTATCTTCAGAGTACGTAATCTTACATAATAATAAGATTAATAAAAGTTCTAACAAACTAGAAAGCGGGGTTTTTCCCCGCTTTTTTTGTATCTAATAAATAGTGTTAATATATAGGAGCTTAATGATTATGGCTAACGAACCATATATCGCAAAGATACCAGAGAACACAAGTATTCTTCAGTTAACTAAGTTTACTGTTGTGTTTCCTACTTTGTCTTTTCTTAAGTATTTCTCACAGACAATGAACTTGCCTGGTGTAAGTACAACTGCTGTTGAAGTACCATCTCCATTTTCTAGCACATTTAGACATGGTGATAAACTAGTTTATGAGACATTCTCTGTTAATGCAATCATCGATGAAGAGATGAGAGTATGGGAAGAGACATATAATTGGCTAAGAGCATTGACAAAGCCAACTAAGTTTAGTGAGTATAAAAGATTCTACAATGCAACAGGTGAACTATATCACGATGCTATTCTAACAGTAAATACCAATGCTAACTTACCTAACATCAGATTCAAGTTTAAGAACATTCATCCTGTGTCTCTAGGTGGCGTAGCATTTAATACATCAGATAACGCACAGTCAATTCCAACAGCAGATGTGACATTCAGGTACGACTTTTTTGAGATAGAAAGATTGTAATTTTTAGTTGACAGTTGTATCGGAATAGAGTAATATTCCGTAATACACTTTTTTGTTGGAGATGTTTCTTTTATGATCAAAGCACCTGTCACAATAGACGTTCTTATGGAAGAATGGTCTAAAGACTCAATCATTGACGAGACTGAGCCAGGTAGAGAACTTATCAAGATTTCAAAGACCCATTCTAAGTATCTCAATATCATGTCACATCATAACTTGATTGTTAAGAAGCTGACTATAGATTATAACAAGCTTAAGAAGATCAAGTGGGAATACTATTCTGGTGATCTCAATAACCCAGAAGACTTAGAACAGTATGGTCTAGAGCCTTGGGTAAAGAAGACTCTCAGACAAGACATTCCAATGTATATCGATTCAGACAAAGAACTAAACAACATCCTTCTAAAGAGGGTAATACATCAAGAGATCGTTGATTATTGTCAGTCAATCATCAAAGAATTAAATAGTAGAACATGGCAGCTTAAGTCATTTATTGATTGGGAAAAGTTTACAAGTGGTGGATAAAATTTATGTGCGTGACGTAGACGAAGTGTCAGTTAAGATTGAGTGTGATGGTGGCATTGCATATGAACTGAGAGAGTTTTTCACATTCTCAGTTCCAGGTCATCAATTCACACCTCAATACAGAGCAAAGCTTTGGGACGGCAAAATCAGACTTTTCGATATCAGAACAAACACTGTGTATCGAGGTCTTGTTCATTATCTTAGAAAGTTTTGTCAAGAGAGAAACTATAAGCTCGTTTACGAGAGTGAACAGTATGATGATGAGTTCTCTGTTCATGAAGCTATGGAATTCATCAAGACACTGAATCTTACAATAGAACCCCGTGACTACCAAGTCAATGCATTTGTTCATGCGATAAGAACACGTCGGTCACTCCTTCTTTCACCAACTGCATCTGGTAAGTCTCTTATCATATATCTTCTTCTCAGAAAGATCAATGCAAAAAAAACTCTTATCATCGTACCAACAACATCACTTGTAACTCAGCTTGCAGGTGACTTCAAAGATTATGGTTATGACTCTGAGAACAACGTTCATGGTATCTTCTCAGGTAAAGATAAACACTCTGACAAGAAAGTTGTGATATCTACATGGCAGAGTATCTACACAATGCCAGAAAAGTTCTTTCATCAGTTTGATGCCGTGATTGGTGATGAGGCACATCTATTCAAAGCAAAGTCACTCACAAAGATTCTCACATCTCTCATCAATGCTAAGTACAGAATAGGTACGACTGGTACTCTTGATGGTACTAAGACACACAAACTGGTTCTTGAGGGTCTGTTTGGTCCTACAAAAGATGTTATCACAACAAAAGAGTTGATGGACAAAAAAGTTGTAGCTGACTTCAACATCAAGTGTCTTTTGCTTAGATACTCTGAAGAGATATGTAAACAAGTTAAGGGTAAGAGATATCCTGAAGAGATTGAGTTTCTTGTACTAAATGAGAAGAGAAACAAGTTCATAACTAATCTAGCAGAATCTCTCAATGGAAACACACTTATTTTGTATCAGTATGTTGAAAAACATGGAAAAATCCTGTATGATATTCTTAAGAAGAATGATACAAGGAAAGTTTACTTTGTACACGGTGATACTGACGTGTATGAACGAGAGAACATAAGACGTATAGCTGAAGAAGAAAATGATATCATCATTGTTGCCTCATATGGTACTTTCAGTACTGGCATCAATATCAAGAATCTACATAACATCATATTTGCTTCTCCATCAAAGTCAAGAGTTAGAAACTTGCAATCGATTGGTAGAGGACTAAGAAGGTCTGACACAAAAGACAAAGCAACTCTCTTTGACATAGCAGATGACCTGTCATATAAAAAACACATGAACTACACACTAGATCATTTTGAAGAAAGAATAAAGATTTATTCTGAACAGAAGTTTACATTTAAGATTTATCGTATTGAATTGAAAGGTTAAAGCAATGAATGATGTTATGTTTGTGAGACTTAATAACGGTGAAGATTTAGTAACTCAATTCACAACGTTTGAGTCAGATGATGAAAGTTACTATTCAATCACTGAACCCATGAAGATTCTATATACAACTAATGAAAATGGATACTTGAGTATTACTCTCATGCAGTGGGTGTTCAATAGAATCAGCAGTAGACAGTCTTTCAATATCAGTCCATCTGATGTTCTTGTTATATCAGAAGCATCAGAGGGTATGACTAAGTATTACTGGGATTGTATTGATCATTATAAGAACAATAAGAATATAGCAGAACTTAGTTCAGAAGACGAGCAAGATGATGTGTTTGATGAACCAACAACTGAAGAAGAAGCTATGAAGATAATTAATGAGTTTCTAGGTGGTACTCTAGGCAAGAAAGATAAAAGGAACTTACACTAATGGAAAACAAGAAAGATGTTTTTGACTTTGGTTTCACTTTTGCAGATGAAGCTGAAGTTATTGTTGATAACGATAGGTATCGTGACTTACAAAAACAAGTTTCTGATCTAAGAAACAGAATCGATCTTCTGAAGTCTATGTTTGTACCATTTCTAGAGAACTTAGCTAAAGAACCAGATAAAGCAATGATCAAGTGGCCAAACAGATCAGAAGTAGTGACTAAGCAGTTAGATAAGCTAAGACAGATAACAGATATATAAATTAATTCATTTGCAACAGGGCATAGCCTTTATACCACTTTGTCAACCCCTTGTCAAGAGAAATCGTACAAAAGGATAGAATTAGTAATGGCAAAATCTACTCGTCACTATGTTGATAACAAAAAGTTCTTTAGAGAGATTGTTGAGTACAGAAAGAGACTTTCAGCCGCAAGAGAAGCTGGTTTGGAAGAGCCTCGTATTCCAGACTATATAGGAGAATGCATCTGGAAGATTGCTGAGAAGCTATCGACTAAGCCATGCTTTGTTAACTACTCATACAGAGAAGAGATGGTTTCAGATGGAATTGAGAACTGTTTTCTTTACTTTAAAGACTATGATCCAGACAGAGGTTCAAATCCATTTGCTTACTTCACTCAAGTCATCAAATATGCTTTCTTAAGGAGAATCTATAAGGAAGAGAAGAATAGATATACAATATACAAGAGTTTTCAAGAAACTGTTCTCTGCAATACAGATTCATCATTGTTCAGTGATGAAAGTGATAACATATTGGTTTCCGCTCAGATGTATGATAACATCAACATCTTTATGAAAGAATTTGAACGAAAAGAAGCCGTCAAGAAAGAAAAAAGAAAGAAGGCAAAGGACAATCTAATGAGATTCTATGAAGAGAAAGGAGAATCAGCATGAGGGACGAGTCACATAACATTCCTTTTCAAGTCGAATCACTTATTCATAACATGCTTGATAAGGGTGAGAGACAACACGTTAGGGAAAACTATAGAGCAAGACTAGAATCGATCCGAGACGCAATCGATTCCAGCTTGCGTAAGTATAAGAATGATGATATGATGCAAGCTCAAATCAAGAGGAAACGAGCGTAACTTGACAAAAATTGCCCTTATCACGGATACACACTGGGGTATCAGAAATGATAGCCCAGTTTTTCATGATTACTTCAATCGTTCACTCGAACAGTTCTGGCAAGTAATTGACGAACAAGAGATCAAGCATGTCATTCATTTAGGTGATTTGTTTGACCGTCGCAAGTTCGTCAACTACATGACAGCAAAGCGTTGTCGTGAAGACTTTCTTGAACAGCTAGAGAAGCGAGGTATTGAAACACATATCATTGCAGGCAATCATGATGAGTATTACAAGAACACGCATGAAGTAAATGCCCTCCGTGAGATTCTTGATGGACGATACAAGCACATTTACATATACGATGTGCCAGAGATGATCGTCATCAACGAATGTGAGATTCAACTTTTACCATGGATTACGGAGTCTAACTATGACGAGTCACTTGATGCAATCCGCACATCGACTGCTGAAGTCTGCATGGGACATCTTGAACTCAACGGCTTTGAAATGTATCGTGGTTCTGTTAATGACCATGGGATGGATCGTAATATTTTCTCTCGTTTTGATCTTGTTTTTAGTGGGCATTATCATCATCGTTCCACTATTGGCAATGTTCATTATCTTGGAGCTTTTGCTGAGTATACTTGGTCGGACTATGCTGACCCAAGGGGATTCAGTGTTTTCGATACGAAAGATCGACAAGTAACATTCTACCAAAACAAGAATCACATCTTTAAGATGCTTGTATATGATGATGTGAAGTACAAGGACATTCTTGAGAAGATCAATCAGTCTAACTATGATCAGTATGCCAACACCTATGTTAAAATTGTGTGTGTCAACAAGACTAATCCTTATGCATTTGATATGATGTTAGACAAACTATACAAAGCATCTCCACTAGACATTTCCATCATTGAAGATATCTCAGCTTTCAAAGACAATGAAGAAGATTCCGTTGTCGATGAAGCTGAAGACACACCCACAATCCTCACTAAGTATATTGATGGCTTGACATTGGGAGTAGATTCAGATAAGATGAAATCTTTCATGAAAGATGTCTATACGGAAGCATTGTCTGTGGAGCATGTATGATCATATTCAAAGTTATTAGATGGCGCAATCTATTATCGACGGGTAATCTATTCACTGAGATTAAGTTGAATGAACATCAGAATGCCCTCATCGTTGGAGACAACGGTGCGGGTAAATCTACTATTCTCGATGCTTTGTGCTTTGCTTTGTTCGGTAAACCATTCCGTAAGATTAATAAGCCTATGCTAGTTAACTCTGTAAACGAGAAGGGCTGTGAAGTTCAAATCGAGTTTACAACAAACAACAAAGAATACAAGATCGTTCGTGGCATCAAGCCAAATATCTTTGAAATCTATTGTGATGGAACAATGATCAATCAAGATTCAACGACGAAAGACTATCAAGAACATCTTGAGAAGTTTGTTCTGAAGATGAACTACAAGTCGTTCACTCAGATTGTTATTCTTGGTTCAGCATCATTTGTTCCTTTCATGCAGCTATCACCTGCTGATCGTCGTGCTGTAATTGAAGACTTACTTGACATTCAAATCTTCTCTGTCATGAACGTTATCGTAAAACAGAGAGCTATAGCAAACAAACAAGCAGTTGAATTGAATCGTGTATCTCTGAACGCTAAAGAAGAGAAGAAAGTATATGTTGAGAAAACGCTCGCTATCCTTAAGCAAAACAACGAAGAAAAAAAATCCGATTATATGGCTCAACTACAACGTCTTTTGGAAACCTTGTCCGATACGCAAAAAAGCATTGTTGACCTCGAAAACCAACACACCGTTATCTTATCGGGAACAGCGTCTACGAAAGCTCTAAAAGACAAGCACACTAAGCTTGTTTCACTATCTTCTAAGATTGATACCAATCTAAAGCGTACTAAAAAAGACCTTTCGTTCTATTGTGACAATGACATGTGTCCTACGTGTCGTCAATCTATTGACTCTCAATTCAAAGAATCTGAAGTTGAGTCTAGTGAAAAGAAGATCGCTGAATATGAAAGTGGACTTATTGCAATAAATGAGCAGATCGCAAGTACGTTACAGTCAATTGCAGACATTGACTACACTCTTTCAGAAGCAGAAAAAATCTGGAGTAACATTCAGAAAAACAAGCTTCATGCTACTTCACTAGAAGTCAGAATCAATGAGCTTAAAGAAGATTTACAAAGGTTAGAACATACAGATAATATTGTATCTGACAACCAGAAAGTAATGGACGAAACTATAAGAGAGATTGAGTTTCTTATTAAGCAGAAGCAAGACCTTCTTGTTGAACGTCAGTATATTGAAACTGCAATCAATCTACTCAAAGATGGTGGTATCAAGACAAAGATCATCAAGCAATATCTTCCTATCATCAACAAGCATATCAACAAGTATCTTGCCAGAATGGGTTTCTTTGTCAACTTCAATATCAATGAACAGTTTGAAGAAACAATCAAGAGCCGACATAGAGATGAGTTCTCGTATCAGAACTTTTCAGAAGGTGAAAAGACACGTATCGATCTTGCTCTATTGTTTACATGGAGAGCTATTGCTAAGATGAGAAATAGTGTCAACACAAATCTTCTTATTCTTGATGAAGTTCTGGATGGTTCCCTAGATAATAATGGAACAGATGAGTTCTTAAAGATTATGTGGGACATGTTGGGTGACACAAATACATTTGTAATCTCACACAAGTCTGATATAATGCAAGATAAGTTTCAGAGAATATTCAAGTTTGCTAAGGTAAAGAACTTTAGTCAGTTGATTTCATGAGGAGATATGAATGAGTAAGAAGGACATTGTTGTACAGGAATCTACTGTATATGACAACTTTCTGAATAAGAAGGAAGAATATGATGAAGATGGAAAGCTTCCTATCGAAGTTCAGACTGATGAGATGAGAGAAAGAGACAAGCTCTGGGTTGGAATGCCTGAGTTTGTACAAGAAGATAAGAAGACATTCAAGACAATTTATCTTCACTTCAGAAATGAAGCAGACTTCAAAGAGTTTGTCTCCAAGTACAAGTCATTAGATAGTGATCAAGTTATCACTGACAAAACTAAGTCAATGTGGTATCCTCATTTAGATAAGGACGAAAACTCTTTGAAGAGATGGTTTGAGTCTGGTGATTGATAGGAATTTAGTATGACTAATCCTGATAATCCTGTTTATATTGTATCTAAGGGTAGAGCAGATACTTCGTATACGTCGAGGTCGCTCGCTCGAATGAAAGTACCACATTACATTATCATTGAACCACAAGACTATGAATCATATGATGAGTCATTAGATAAGCTTGGAACAAGAGACTATGTAACTCTTGTTGTTGCTCCATTCTCTAATCACGGTGATGGTCCTGGTCGAGCAAGAAACTTTGCATGGGATCATGCAATTGCTCTTGGTGCAAAGAAGCATTGGGTTATGGATGATAACATTCAAGATTTTTACAGACTTCATATGAACGAACGTATTCGTGTTGAATCTGGCATTATCTTCAAAGCTGCTGAAGACTTTGTTGATCGATTCGAGAATGTGCCTATCTCTGGCTTTCAGTATCGATTCTTCATTGCACCAAATCAATCTTATCCACCATTCGTAGTAAACACAAGAATCTATTCGTGTCTGCTAATTTCCAATGATTGCAAACATCGTTGGAGAGGACGATACAACGAAGATACGGACATTTGTTTGCGTGTACTGAAAGACGGTGACTGTACAATTCAGTTCAATGCTTTTCTTCAAGGCAAAGCTGCAACTCAGACTGTAAAGGGTGGTAACACTCAAGAGTTTTATCATGTTGAAGGTAATCTTGATAAAACCAAATGGCGTGATGGTCAGCTAAATGCGACAGGAACTGTCAACAAGTCTCAGATGCTTGTTGATATGCATCCTGATGTTGCTAGAGTTGTTTGGAAGTACGGTCGTTGGCACCACTATGTTGATTATTCTCCCTTTCAAAAGAGAGAAGTTGATTTGAATCCTGATCAACTTAAAATCCGCAGAAATTTGGGGTTGACAGATTCGGACAATAGACTTAAACTTAGATCAGATATCAATCTTAAGGACTTTCCGAAGGTAAACAACTATGGAATGGTTCTGGTCAAGTTACAGAAACAGAAACAACCCTAGAAGCTTTTATCTAAACTCTTTTAGAATCAGATACTTACAAGTGCGACATTTTGTCGCACTTTTTTAGTTTGACTGCCACGCATTTGTCGTATAAGATAACACCATGATGACAAACACAGCCTCTTCTCCCTTCAAGTCGCAACTTGCCAAGCTTCTTGCGACAGAAAACATCTCTTTCCGTCATGATGCTGGTGCAAGCACCGCATACTTTGACGTTAAGAACCGCGAACTTGTTCTGCCCGTCTGGCAGAACATTTCAGAAGATTTATATGATATGCTTGTGGTGCATGAAGTTGGTCATGCGCTTGATACACCATATCAAGATTGGAAAAATGCTATTGAAAGCATTGCCATAAAGATACATGGTGATAACTGGAAAGCTGCTGTTGGCTCTATCAAGGGTTTCCTAAATGTTGTTGAAGATGCCAGAATTGATAAGCGGCAGAAGCGTCGTTATCCTGGCTCTAAGCGCAACTATATTGTTGGCTACAAAGAATTGATTACTCGTGACTTCTTTGGTACTGCCAATCGTAGTATCCATGAGATGTCTTTTATCGACCGTGCCAACATCTATTTCAAGGGTGGCTTTGCTCTTGGTATCAAGTTTAGTCCCGAAGAGCGTGTCTTCATTCGTAAGATGGAAGAGCAAGAAACATTTGCTCAGACCGTTGATCTGACTGAAGAAATTTACACTTGGTCTCGTGAGAAGGGTCAACAGAACCAACTCATCAAGTCTTCGGACATTGGTGATGATGATTCCGATGATGGCAGTGAATACGATGAGTCGGAATGGACTGATTCCGAAGATGACTTCGATGATGAGGATTCTCGTCAAGGTGATCTTGATCGTGATGGTAACGGTCGAGATGATGAAGGTAAAACATCTGAAGATGAATCGAATAGTTCTGGTAAGCGTGGACAACGCGGTAACGGTGATATCAACGAAAATTCCAATACTGGTGCACCAGATCGTTCTAACACCGGGGCTGGTGCAAGTTCAACGCTAGATGATTATATTCCTGAATCTGAGACTGAGCGTGAGTGGGAGAAGAATATCTCTTCTATTGTAGCACAGTCCGATGTGAACTATATCTATCTTGATTTGCCAAAAGCAAAGCTTGATCTAATCGTGGACGATTATAAGAAGTATTTGAATAGTTTTTCAACGAACAGTGACCAAACTTATATTGATCAGATGCATAATAAGGCTTCAAATTTCAAGAAAGATGAGAACAACAATATCTCGTTCCTCATCAAAGAATTTGAACAGCGTAAGGCTGCTGAAGCTTATGCAAAGATCAACATTTCTAAGACAGGTGTGATCGATACTAACAAGCTTCATTCATACAAGTATAACGATGACATTTTTCGACGGTCGATCAATGTGCCCACTGGTAAAAACCATGGCTTCGTTATGTTTGTTGATTGGTCAGGGTCAATGACTCAATGTCTCCAATCAACGATCAAACAGATTGTTGCATTGACTCAATTCTGTAAGCGTGTTGGTATACCTTTTGAAGTGTATACTTTCCGTGATCCGAATATGTTTGAAGTTGTTGGCAATGTCTTTGAACGTCCTGCGAGCAAAGACTGGCTTGATGTACAAGGTAATCATGGTTTTAAGCTTCGCAATGTTCTATCGTCTCGTATGAACGCTGCCGAAATGAACAAGGCTTATAGTTACTTGTTCATGGGTGGTTACAACCGTGCTGATCCTCTCGGTGGCACACCTCTTAATGCTGCTATTATTGCTGCTGAAGGTGTTGTGAATGACTTTAGACGTAAGTCTAAGGTTGAGATTGTCAATGTCATCTTCTTGACAGATGGTGACTCAAATCCTGTTCAACATTTTGCCTATGACAAGGCAAAGTATCCTTGGCGTAAGGGTGGTAATCAGTTCATCGTTCGTGATCAGATTACCAAGAAAGAGTATAAAATTGGAAACGATCGGTTCTCTCATCAAGAGATCACATCATCTCTGTTGAAAATCTTGAAAGATCGTACTAACTGCAATCTTGTTGGTATCTTCTTGTCAAATGACGGACTTAATTCTCTAGTGAATAAGTTCTTTCCTGTTTCTGTTGACTCTGAAAAGCTCAGAAAGCAATGGAAACAAGATGGCTTTATCACTGCAACATCTTCTGGTTACGATAAGTATTTTATTATCGATCAGAGAGCATTGGTTCAAAAGAAGAATGAGCTAGAAGTTAATTCTAGCATGTCACGCAACAAGATTGCTCAACAGTTCATGAAGTTTTCGGAAAAGAAAACCGTCAACCGAATTCTTCTCCGTCAGTTTATGGAACTGGTGTCAGTCAAGCCTAAGCTTAACTTGATCTAAACAATGGAGAGGATTCGGTTGACATCCTCTCCAATTCATGTATAATATATCCATAGTCGAGCTTCATCGAAAGGGAATCTTATGCCTCGTCTGGTTGATCGTACCTCGTTCATCAAGTCTGCCAAGAAGCTTCTTGGTTCAACTACTGAAACAGTGACCCGTGCCCAAGTTACTACAATTTGCGACAAGTATGGTCTTGATTGGCCCAACTGGATGACGACTGATCCTCGTCACCGTGTTTCTCGTGGTGTGTATTCTTTCGAACGTGTAGGTTCTCTTCCTCCTAAGTCCGACGTTGTAATTGAGCCTACTAAGGCAAAGACTATTTCAACTTCTAAGTCTTCAATGTCTGAAGTGCCGATGATGGCTGAAATGGCCGTCGCAGCGGTCGCTCTCAACAATCCTGCACCTATTAATCTTGTACCTGAGAAGGTAAGTGGTTATGTGCCGTTCGGTAACTTTTCAGACGTTCGTGCCGTAATTAAGTCTCGTAAATTTTATCCGATGTATATCACGGGTCTTTCTGGCAACGGTAAGACTATGATGGTTGAGCAAGTTTGCGCTGCTGAAAAGCGTGAAATGATCCGTGTAAACATTACGATTGAAACTGACGAAGACGATTTGATCGGTGGTTTCCGTCTTCAAGATGGCAAGACTGTTTGGCAGAATGGTCCTGTGATTGTTGCGATGGAACGTGGTGCTGTTCTACTTCTCGATGAGGTCGATCTTGGCTCTAATAAGATGATGTGCCTTCAGCCTGTTCTTGAAGGCAAGCCCATCTATCTTAAGAAGATCAACAAGGTTATCACTCCGATGCCCGGTTTTACTGTTGTTGCAACAGCAAATACCAAGGGTAAGGGTTCTGAAGATGGTCGCTTCATCGGTACTAATGTCCAGAACGAAGCTTTTCTTGAGCGTTTCTCGGTCACTCTTGAGCAAGAGTATCCTTCGATCAAGATCGAACAGAAGATTGTGAACAATGTTCTGGCTTCAAACGGCATTGAAGACAACCAGTTTGCCGAACGTATCGTTGCTTGGGCTGACGTTATTCGTAAGTCCTTCTACGAGGGTGCTGTGAGTGAGATCATCTCTACCCGTCGTCTTGTTCATATCTGCGAAGCTTATTCAATCTTCGGTCAGAACCGTGAGAAGGCAATTTCGTTCTGTCTGAACCGCTTCGATGTTGATACCAAGAATAGCTTTCTTGATCTCTACAAGAAGCTAGATGAGACTATCAATCCTCTTCCTGCTCAGAATGTAACTCCTAACACAGAAGAAGTTGCGTTCTAATCCACACATTTTTGATGAAAGGGATTCTATATATTAGTGTCCCTTTCATTTTTGTCATTTAAGGAGTGAACATATAATGGAACTTACAATTAGCGTTGAAGAACTACGTAAGAATAAGCTGTTCATTGCAACACCAATGTACGGTGGAAATTGTAATGGTCTTTACATGAAGGCATGTCTTGATCTTCAAGGCATCTGTACACAGTATGGTATTGAAGTTCGGTTTTCTTTTCTTTTCAATGAGTCACTGATTACTCGTGCAAGAAACTACCTTGTCGATGAGTTCTTGAGGTCTGGTTATACTCATCTTCTATTCATTGACTCTGACATTCTTTTCAATCCACAAGATGTTCTAGCACTTCTTGCCATAGACAAGGACGTTATCGGTGGTCCTTATCCTAAGAAGTCAATCAACTGGAAGAATGTCTTCGCTGGTGCAAAGCGAGTGATCAATGATCCAAACTTTGATGAAGAGACATTTAATCCAGGTGAGCTTGAAGCAATCACTGGTGACTATGTGTTCAATCCTGTTCCTGGTACAAAGTCATTCAAGGTATCAGAGCCGCTTGAAGTTATGGAAATCGGCACTGGCTTCATGTTGATCAAGCGTGCCGTCTTTGATAAGTTCAAGGAAGAATACCCTCATTTGAACTACAAGCCTGATCATGCAGGTCAAGCAAACTTCGATGGCTCTCGCTATATTCATGCATACTTTGATACAGTGATTGATCCAGATTCTCATCGATATCTTTCAGAAGATTATATGTTCTGTCAGTATGCTAGATCAATCGGAATTTCGATATGGCTTTGTCCATGGATGAGAACCCAACATGTAGGTACGTATGCTTTTACAGGCGATATGAATAAGGTAGCCGCACTAACAGGAAATCTGTAGAACACTCGATATTACTAAATAGGTGTAGGTCACGGTGTTACCAGCACCTACCTACTCTAACGCTAAAGGGAGCGCCAGCCTATGCCTATTTATCATAAACATCATATCATACCAAAACATATGGGTGGAACAGATGATCCATCCAATCTTGTCCAAGTCACTATAGAGCAACATGCAAATCTTCATAAGCAACTATGGGAAGATTTGGGATGTGAAGAAGATCGAATTGCTTGGTTATGTTTATCTGGACAGATATCGAACGCCGAAGCAATTATTCTCGCAGTAAAGAAAGCAAATACTGGCCGCAAATTAGTATTCAGTGAACAACATAAAAAGAACTTGAGTGAATCGCGCAAACGACAGAAACCTCCACGTCTTGGTATGAAGACAAGCGATGAAACGAAAAGAAAAATGTCCGATGCTCGTAAGAAAAGATGGCAAAATGAAGAATATAGAAAAATGATGAGTGAAAAATTTTCTGGAGAGAGTAATCCTATGCATAGAGATAATAGGAATAAAGTTCAATGCTGATCGGAATCGTTGGTTTTGCTGGCTCTGGTAAGGGTACAGTCAGTGATGTCCTTGTAGATCAACATGATTTCTACAAGTTGTCATTTGCAGATACAGTGAAGGATGCAGTCTCGGCTATCTTTGGATGGCCGAGACACCTTCTTGAAGGTGATACAAACGAGTCACGCCAGTTTCGTGAGATTGAAGATAGTTTCTGGAGCAACAAGTTTGGTCGTGACTTCACACCCCGTCTTGCATTGCAGCTAATGGGAACTGAAGCAGGAAGAAATGTTTTTCATGATGACATATGGGTTCATGCAGTCGAAAAAAAGATAAAGTATGCACAAGAATGGATGCTCGAAGATAACTTTGTAATTCCTGATGTTCGATTTCCCAACGAGATAGAAGCAATTCGTAGTTGGGGTGGAATGATCGTTCGTGTTGTTCGTGGACATGAACCCGAGTGGTATGATATGGCTCATGCAGCTAATAATGAAACATTTCTTCATGCACCTGAGGCTCATGATGAAATGGTTAAGTTAGGTGTTCACATTTCAGAATGGGCATGGATTGGTAAGCAATTTGACTACTTGATCAGTAACAACGGAACTATGAGCATGTTAGAAGCGGATGTAAAACACATGTTGCGTGTCTTTACAGGACCCACTACAATGAATGATGTAGCTTGATAACGAGGAGTATATTATGAAGCTTAATGATCGTACACTTCAGGTGATGAAGAACTTTTCGTCAATCAATTCTGGACTTGTCTTACAGCCTGGTAAGACACAGAAGACCATGTCTCCTGAACAGACTATTCTTGTTGAAGCAAAGCTAGAAGATGAACTACCTAATGTTTTTGGCATCTATGATCTAAATCAGTTTTTGGGTAACGTAACAACACTTGGTAATCCAGATCTATCGTTTTCGAATGATCGTGTTGTGATGAGTTCTGGTGATATGAGTCTTAACTATTACTCATGTTCTCCTTCACTTATTATCTCACCACCAAACAAAGAACTTGTTCTTCCTAAGATCGATGTTGCATTTAACATCAGCAATGCAACTTTGACTAAGATTCTTCGTCTTGCCTCGATGAACAATCTGCCCAATCTTTCTGTTATTGGCAAGAATGGTGAGATTAAGCTTCAAGCACATGAAGCTAAGAATGATACGTCAAACTTTGTATCAACGTCGATAGATGAGTATGTTGGTGCAGACTTCTCTATCTCATTCAAGACTGAAAATCTACGTCTCATTCCAGACGATTACAATGTTGAAATCGCAATCGGTGGTTTCTCTAAGTGGTCTAACAAGAGCGGTAATCTAACTTACTACATTGCTATGGAGAAGAAGTGATGGCTGGTATCGGACACAACAAGCCTTTCGTATCTGTAAATTCTCTTTCAACTGAAGATCGAAAGAAGCTAAAGCGTGCTATTATGGAACTTAATGATTCCATGACTCGTGTTGCTGCTGAACGTGAGCTTCAGAAGGAAGCAATCAACAAAGTCTTTGACGATCTGGGTGTCGAAAAGAAGATGGTTCGACGCATGTCAAAGGCTTACTATAAGGCAAACTTCGGTGATGAGGTTGAAGAAAACAAGAACTTTGAAGAGTTCTACGATACGGTCATCAAGCAAACAGCTCAGTGATGAGTGAACACAAAATAAAAAGAATGAAAGAGCTGATGAAGCCAATTGACGAACAGATCATGTTGTGTGATAATCAAACTGAGCTGGTCGAGTTGGCTTCAATCATGTATGTTACGGCATGTAACATCTTCGTTAATACTATTGGACCTGAAGCGACTAAGACTGTCTTGATGAAAAAGCTGAAGGAAATTGAATGACTGATTTTTTATGGTCACAAAAGTATCGTCCAAAGACTGTTGCTGAATGTATTCTACCAGACCGCATCAAAGCGGTCTTTCAGCAATATGTAGACACTAAGAACATTCCAAATCTTATGTTGACTGGCAGTGCTGGTGTCGGCAAGACAACAGTTGCTATGGCTATGTGTGATGAGATTGGTGTAAATCATTTGTTCATCAACTCATCTGAAGAACGTGGCATTGACGTGCTTCGAACTAAGATCAAGTCATATGCATCTACCATCTCTCTAACTGGTGGTAGAAAAGTTATCATTCTAGATGAGGCAGACTATCTTACACCAGAAGCTCAGGCTGGTCTTCGAGGTGCAATCGAAGAGTTTTCAGATAATTGTACATTCATCTTCACTTGTAACTTCAAGTCCAGATTGATTGAAGCACTACACTCTCGCTGTTCAGTTATTGACTTCTCATTGAAGACTGAAGAGAAGCCAAGAATGGCAGCACAGTTGTTTAGTCGATTGTCTGTAATTCTAAACAAAGAATCTATCGAGTACGATAAGCAAGTTCTAATCAAGATTGTTGAGAAGCACTTTCCTGACTATCGTAGAACGCTGAATGAACTTCAGCGATATGCATCTTCTGGTTCTATCAATGCAGGTACTCTTGCACAGATTTCAGATATCAGAAAGATTAATGAACTTGTCTCTCATCTAAAAGATAAGAACTTCAGTGAAATGAGAAAGTGGGTTGTTGCAAACTCTGATGCTGACCCATCTCGCATCTATCGTAAGATATATGATTCACTATATGAGTACTTCAAGCCAGATAGCATACCACAAGCAGTTTTGATCATCTCTAAGTATCAGTATCAAAGTGCCTTCGTTGCTGATCAAGAGATCAACCTTGTGGCATGTTTGACTGAAATCATGATTGACTGTGAGATGACATGACCGATCTATTCAAAGAAGTTGTACCATCAATTCTACAAACAAAGAAACATACTATCTTCGAAGAAAACGAGAAAGAGTATGTTCCATACGTCGTTAACAGGGCGCTTTCCTTTCACAAGGATTGCGTCTTGTTTGCTAATGAGATGAATAGACTACCAAACACAGATAAACTTCTACAATATCACTTTTTGATAAATACTATTCGTGGATACAAGAGACCATTTCAAAAGTGGATCAAACAAGAATCCATCGAAGATTTGGAATATGTTAAAGAGTTCTATAACTTCTCAACTGAAAAGGCTAGAGAAGCATTGAGTATTTTGACAAAAGACCAAATTGACGAGATTAAAAAACATTTGAACAAAGGTGGTTTAAGTAATGATAAAACTAGAGGAACTAGTAGAAGTAACACTTCGTAACTCTGACGACTTTTTAAAGGTTAGAGAAACACTATCAAGAATTGGAATCGCATCTAAGAAAGACAAGACACTTTACCAGTCTTGTCACATTCTTCATAAACAGAGTAAATACTACATCGTACACTTTAAACAGATGTTTCTTCTTGATGGTAAGAGTTCAAACTTTGATGAGTCAGACAAGATTAGACTAAACACAATTGCTAATCTTTTATGTGAATGGGAACTCATCGATCTAGTTGATCCTAAGAAGACAGACTACCCCAATTCAAATCTGAGCCAAATCAAGATTATTCCTCATAAAGAAAAGAATAATTGGAATCTTGTCACTAAATACTCGATAGGCAAGAAAAGAAGAGAAGACTAATGGCACAGTTTAGAATCGATTCGCATCAATATCTACCGCAAGAGAAAACTCTTTTTGAAGTCGTCATGTTGGCAGATCAATATGGCAATCAAGTTGGTCCTGCTAATCCTACTGGTGTTGCAATTGATGCTTTCGGTAGATCAAGAGTTTCTACTCCTCTTACCTTATTCGATTCTTCACATAGATATGCAGATAATGGTCTTTGGGATACCGCGAATAGTGCTGCTGGAAATAGCACAGTCACTTTCTCGCCGAACGAAGGTTTGGTCAATCTTGCTATCACAACAGCAAACAGTGCAAACATTGTTCGTGAGACGACAAAAGTTTTCTCTTATCAACCTGGTAAGTCTCTTCTTGTACTCAACACTTTTGTTATGGAACCAGCCAAAGCCAATCTAACACAGAGAGTTGGATACTTCGGCGCAAACAATGGTATCTATCTTGAGCAAACAGGTAACACGATCTCGTTTGTTGAAAGATCAATTGTCAGTGGTAGTGTTCTTGAAACAAGAGTCAATCAAGCAGACTGGAACTATGATACTCTATTAGGTGCTACGGCAGGTAGTCCTTCTCAGAGAACTTTGGATATGAGTAAGGCTCAGATTTTATGGACAGATATCGAATGGCTTGGTCTAGGCACAGTAAGATGTGGATTTGTCATCGACGGTCAATTCATACACTGCCATTCATTTCACCATGCCAACTACATAACATCTACATACATTCAGACCGCCTCTCTACCTTTAAGATATGAGATATTCAATACGGGTATAACAACGAGCAACAGTATGCTGAAGCAAATTTGCTCTTCTGTTATAACTGAAGGTGGATATGAACTTAGAGGGTCGCAACAGTCTGTTGGTACACCTGTTCAATCACCTAAAGATATGGGTGGTACACCAGGTGTAGATGTTCCTATAGTTTCAATAAGATTGAAGCAGGCCAGACAAGATGCTATCGTTATCATAACGGCTCTGTCTATTTTATGTGTGGGTAATAATGCCAGAGCGAAATGGAAAGTTATTGCTAATCCAACTCTAGCTAATACGACATGGACTTCAGCGGATACAAACTCTTCAGTCGAGTATGATCTGACTGCAAATACTGCAACAGGCGGTAGAACTCTTGCTTCTGGATACGTAACATCATCAACACAGGCATCTGTAGCTACAGATATTCTTAAGGAAGCACTATTTAAGTTTCAGCTTGAAAGAAATGGGTTGACACACACGTCTTATCCTGTTACTGTAACTATGGCTACAGCCGTAGCAGGTGATGATGCACTTGTCACAATAGATTGGGAAGAAGTTTCTAGATAATTACGGAGATACATTATGTTAGAATTGAAGATTTATAAGACACATCCTGAAGTTATTTTGCCAAAGTTTGGTACTGAACAGGCAGCATGTTTTGATTTGGCATTTCAACCTCATGGTAAGCATCAGTACTCTGGTTATAATGGTTACAATGCACCTTTCACTCGACCGCTAAACTCTGGTAATATTATGATCATGCCAGGTGATCGTGTTATGGTTCCTACAGGATTGATCTTTGATATTCCAGAAGGTTACTCTGTTCGTATTCATCCACGATCTGGTCTATCATATAAGCAGGGTCTAGTGCTGGCAAATCTTGAAGCTGTTATTGACTCAGATTATGTTCAAGAGACATTCGTGTTGTTAACAAACTTAAGTGAGAATCATCAAACAATTAAGCCAGGTGATCGTATTGCACAAGCTGAACTTATTCTTCAACTTAAGTATGTGGTCTCTGAAACAATCATCGCACCAACACAAAAGACTGATCGAGTCGGTGGACTAGGTTCAACTGGAATCGCCACAATCTTAGACGTTGTTACTCAATCAGATGAACAACCAGTAAAGCGAAGATCAGGAAGACCTAAGAAAGTGAGTTCATAATGCTTAAGAAACTTGACTACGAATATCTTGTAGTTTCGAAACCCTGTCTTATTGAAGTTGATGGCGGAGTAACAATCAATATCGATAAGGACAATAACGTCATTGTTTCTGGACAGAACAAGTTGTGTTTCCAGAATGACACTATTGAGTTTGATGCCAAGAAGATTAAGATGCACGCCTCTGAATCATTCGATCTTGATGTTGATGGTAAAATCTATATGGGCTCTTCTGAACACATCGAACAACAGTCTCTGCGTATCGATCTAAATCCTAAGATTCTAACTTCTGGTTACAGAGGTAAGAAATGAGAGGTAAGTTTACTATTAGAATAGGTAAGAAAATACACGTCTTCGAGAACTATGAAGACATTCCTGAGACTTTTGATAATGTCATTGAGTTCTTGCCTGAATATCCTGAACCTCCTCATACAAAAGAACAGCATGATTTTATTGATAGTTTTGTACCTAAGCTCAGAGAACTTTTAACCAGAGAAAAGAACTATGCCAGCCGTAACTAGATTTACTGACGCAGATGTTGCACATTGTTCTGGTATGACCAGATTAGGCAAGTCATCAGATGTTTTTATTAATGGTTTAGGTGTTAGTAGACGCACTGATGTAAATACATCTCATCTTTTACCTGGAAGTCCTTGTCCAATACACAATGCACCAATCGCAGTAGGTTCTACAACCAGCTTTGCAAACTCTTTAGGTGTTGGTAGAATAGGCGATAGCATTTCAGGATGTACTGCCGTTGCCGCTGGTTCACCAGATGTATTTGACGGTTGACAAAGACAGATTTATCAACTAATATATACTTGTGGTCAGCTTAATAGGGACCACAAGTATATTGAAACTCGCTACATAGGAGTAACAAAATGAACGATCCATTCTCTTCATTCCGAGACTTCGGAAAGCTTACATCTTCAACCATCGGTTTCGATGAAATGATTAAGAAGCTTAACGGAGTAACTGAATATCTTCCGAAGATTCCAACTTATCCACCTTATAACATTCGTAAGGTTGACGACAACAAGTATGTGATTGAAATCGCTGTCGCTGGTTTTGGTCAGCAAGACATCGAGATCGAACTTATCGATGGTGTTCTCTCTGTCAAGGGTAATCTTGAATCAAAAGACGCAACAGACTACATCTTCAAGGGTATTGCAGATCGTGCGTTTACTAGAAACTTTACTCTATCCGAGAGTATTGAAGTAAAGAACGCTGATCTTATTAATGGTATGCTGAAGATTTGGCTTGAGCGTTTCATTCCAGAAGAGAAGAAAGCACGTAAGATTAATATCAATGAAGGCTCAAAAGAAAATGCTACAAAGCAATTCTTAACGGAAAAATACCAGAAGTAAACTATGACAATCTTAATTGAAGAAATTTCATATTGCTTCGAAAGATTTCGTTATAGAAAGCGGGCTACCAAAGAACTTCAGAACTTATCAAACAAAGACTTGAAAGATTTAGGTATCACTCGCGGTGAGATATATCATGTTACTAAAGAAGCGTCTAGAAAGATAAAACAATAACACTCAGAAAGGGGATGAAAATTCCCTTTCTTTCTATATGATCATGTGGAGTTATTATGAAGCTAAGAATTGAAAAGTCTGTTACAGTGATCACACCAACTATTGGCTCTCATAAACTTAGAGATGCAATGGAAGGTGTACGTAATCAGACATACAAAAGCATCAAACATCTTATCGTTGTTGATGGACCACAGTATTTCAACAAAGCTGTTCAATACGTTGAAGTTTCTAATCCAGATCCAAAAGTTCAACTAGCAGTATCACCAGAAAACACAGGTGCAAATGGCTTCTACGGCCATCGCATCTATGCTTCATATCCACATCTGATCAACAGTGAGTATGTTGCCTTTCTAGATGAAGACAACTGGTATGACCCAGAACATATTGAAAGTCTCGTCTCTACAATAGAGTCAAAGAATTTAAACTTTGCATACAGTATGAGAAAGATTCACAATTCAGATGGCAATTTTCTTATCGAAGATAACTGTGAGAGTTTAGGAAAGTGGCCAATTTGGCACAATAAAGAAGAGTATCTTGTTGATACGTCTTCGTATCTATTCAAGAGAGATTTTCTTGTTCAGACTTGTAATCTTTGGCATTTTGGTTGGGGTGGTGATAGAAGATTTTTCTCTCTAATCAAAGATAGATCTAATCACGACTCATCAAGAAAGCATACACTTTGTTACAGACTTGATGGTAACGAAGGTTCAGTCAAAGAATCATTCTTCATCAATGGTAATAATAATCAAAACGTAACTTATAATGGAAAGCTGCCGTGGAAAACTTTTTAAAATTTCATTCAACACTAAACAATTCAGTATCGCAGAATATGCAAGATGCATGGGTTCTGTATGAGACAAACAAGAAGACAGGTGGATACTTTGTTGACTTTGGTGCAACAGATGGAATCACAATCAACAATAGCTATCTTCTTGAAACAGAGTACTCGTGGAATGGTATCGTAGCTGAACCTAACGTTACATGGCATGAAGCACTATTAAAGAATAGGAAGTGTCACATTTCAACCGATTGTGTATACACTAAGTCCGATACTTACGTAGAGTTTCTAAACACAAATGCACCTGATCTATCGACAATCAAGGGATTTGGTACAGAAGACGAACATAATCACAAAAGAAATGCATCTAATGATGTGACCATGGTAAAGACTATCACTCTGCTTGATCTTCTTAAGAAGTATGATGCACCAAAAGTGATTGACTATCTATCGATTGATACTGAAGGTAGTGAGTATGACATTCTGTATGAGTTTCTAAAGTCAAACAATGATCAGTATGATATCAGATATATAACTATAGAACACAATTATGTTCCCGTGATTAGAAAGAAACTCTTTGGACTTCTCGTTGCTAACGGCTACCAGAGAAAGTTTTCAGAAATCTCTAGGTGTGATGACTTTTACGTGAAGGTATAATATGATGAGTAATAAAGACTTAGTGATTGGTGCTGCATCAAACTACGATTGGAATCAGCTCAAGATTTGGATAAAGTCTTTGAAGAAGACTGGATTCTCTGGTGACATTGCAGTCGTAGGAACAAACATCAAGAGAGAAACTATCGAGAAGCTTCAGCAAGAAGGAGTTATTCTTTCTCTCTATGGAAAGCAAAACGAAAATGGTGACGTTGTATCTCCAACAAACAATGCACCACATGTAGAGAGATTCTTTTATCTTTGGATGTTTCTTAATAACACAAAAGAGAAGTACAACAACGTAATCACTACAGACACTAGAGATGTTCTGTTTCAGACTGATCCCTCAGAGTGGTTAAGAAGCAACATTGTTTCAAGTCTTCTTGTTGCAAGCTCTGAGGGTATGAAGTATCAGAATGAACCCTGGAGCAATCAGAACTTATATGATACATTTGGTCCATTCTTCCACAATCTAATTAAGGACAAGTATATCTTCAACGTTGGTGTTGTTGCAGGTAACTTTGATTATGTGAAAGGTCTGATGATGATGATCTTTCAGATGAGTGTGAACAGACCTATTCCGATTGTAGATCAGGCTGTTTATAACTTCCTTCTAAACTTTCCACCATATTCTGACGACACACTGAAGCTATCATGTGCTGACTCATGGGCAATCAATCTTGGTACGTCGATTCATGCTGTCACATCAGGTTCAGGTGATATTGGTGCAAAGTATCAAAATGACACAATGAAGTATCTTGAACTGTTTGATGACTATCAGCCAGTAATTGACGGTGCATATGTAAAGAATGTACACAATCAGCTATATGCAATTGTTCATCAGTATGATAGAGTTAAAAAACTGAATGACGAAATTCAAAAGATGTATGAGGAGTATTGATATATCATGTTTATGGATCCAGAACTTTTCACAATTGAGCAAAGAAAGCAGTTTGATATGTGGCCCGATGCTGATCTCATCTCAAGGGCAATGATTTCATATATCAAGAGACTAGATAAGGATGATGTTGTTCTTACTCTTAAGAACGATCTTAAGGGTGAAAGCATCTATGATATTCTTGAATCTTGTCCTAATGTGAGTAAAATCTACTATTCAAATGAGGAAAGTCAGTATCAACCCGTGTTCGATGAAAACACAAAGACACTGACAGACAAGATCAAGAAAGTGAAGGGAAAGAAAGTCGATCTCGTTGGAATTGACAAAACAGCTTGCACTTGCGAAACACTTGAGCTATACTATGATTCTGTTAGACCAGGTGGTATTTTTTGTGGTAACGGACATGAACTTGTTTCTGTCAAAGAACAGTTGAGTTCTTTTAGGAAAAGAAACAAAATTGGCACTCCGATTCTTGTTTCAAATCGATCTGTTTGGTTTTGGTATAGGAGGTAAATTAACATGAAGACAGCGTTAGTTCTTGGTGCTGGTGGATTTATCGGCAATCACATGGTAAATCGTCTAAAGTCAGAAGGATACTGGGTACGAGGTGTTGATCTTAAGTATCCAGAGTTCTCTAAGACTTTTGCTGATCACTTTGTGATTGCTGATCTCAGAGACTATGACATTGTGAGGCAAGTAATCAGTTATGCTGGTGTCAGTCGTAATCCATATCAGACGTTTGCAATGCAGTTTGATCGACCATTCGATGAGATTTATCAGTTTGCAGCAGACATGGGTGGTGCAGGATACATCTTTACTGGTGATCATGATGCAGATGTTATGCATAACTCTGCTACAATCAATCTGAATGTTCTTGACTCTGTAAAAGTATATAACAAGATCAATAAGATTAACAAGACAAAGATTTTCTATTCATCTTCGGCATGTATCTATCCAGAACACAATCAGATGGATCCAGACAATCCAAACTGTGTTGAGAGTAGTGCATACCCTGCAAACCCGGATAGTGAGTATGGTTGGGAAAAGTTATTCAGCGAGCGTCTTTATTTCGCTTATAATCGTAATTATGGTATTCCTATTCGTGTTGCTCGTTTCCACAATATCTATGGTCCACTAGGCACATGGGATGGTGGCAAAGAAAAGGCACCTGCTGCAATCTGTAGAAAGATTGCAATGAGCATTGATGATATCATTGACATTTGGGGTGATGGAAAGCAGACAAGATCATTCCTCTATATTGACGACTGCATCAGGGCAGTTAGATTGTTCATGGAACAAGACGACTTCATGGGTCCAGTTAATATCGGATCTGAAGAGATGGTAACAATCAATCATCTCGTAGTCACTGCTGCAACAGTTGCAAACAAGAAGATTGACATTAATCATATTCCAGGGCCAGTCGGTGTGAGAGGTAGAAACTCAGACAATCGACTAATTGAAGAAAAGCTAAACTGGCACTCAAAGCATGATCTTTATCAGGGACTAAAGAATACTTACGAATGGATTGAAGAACAGATTGTGATCAGGAACTCTATGGTATGAAAAAACTAAGACTTGGATTTACAGACACGTTTGGTGCCATTGAAAACTTCTTTATCAAAATTCTGTCTGAGCGATTTGAAGTAGTAAGAGACGATGTTAATCCAGATTATCTTATCTTCGGTGATAAGAACTTTGGAAACAACAATACATCATACGACTCTAAGAACTGTATAAAGATTTTCTATACAGGTGAGAACGCAAGACCTTGGGACTACAGGTGCCACTTCTCTATCTCATTCGATCATGATGAGTTTGGTGGCAAGAACTATCGATTGCCACTTTGGGTAATCTATGATTATGACAATCACTTTAGAGATGTACCTAACACAAGTAACATCAACAGAACACCATCTGATCTTCTAGAGAAGAAGGGCTTTTGTTCATTTGTTGTTAAGAATGAAGCTTGTAAAAAGAGAAATGACTGGTTTCATATTCTAAGTTCATACAAGCATGTTGCATCTGGTGGACCATTGTATAATAACATCGGATATATTCTACCTAGAGGTGAAGAGTCAGTCGCAGCTAAATTGAAGTTTCTCAACTCATATAAGTTCAATCTTTGTTTTGAGAACTCATCTTATCCTGGTTATGCAACTGAAAAGCTTTATGAAGCATTGTGTGCTAAGACTGTTCCAATCTATTGGGGTAGTCCCACAGTCGAAACTGACTTCAATACGAAAGCTTTTCTTAACTGGCATGACTATGGCAATGACAAAGACTTCTTTGAAGCAATCAAAGAGATCGATGAAACTCCTGATCTTTATGAAGAAATGTATCTTCAGCCAATGTTTGCAGACTATCAGAGGGCAAACAAGTTCATGGACAAGACTCGCTTTCTAAACTGGTTTGAGAACAATGTTTATGTCGGAGCCTTGAACAATGGATAAGGCACTGATCATCACTCCAACTGGTTGTCCTATGTTCTATGACGATGAGTATGATAGGGAAAATCATTGGAGATTCGTAAAGCCTGGACGCACATATGAAGTGTGCGTTATAGGTTTTAAAGAAGACTATGTTCCTGAGATGGATTCGTATGATCACTTCTTTCATTATCCTGTTCGTCATAAGTGGAAGAAACTGCCAGAACTATGCTCTTTTCTAGCAACGAATGGAATCTGCTGGTGGGACTATGATTACATCGGATATTGGGATGATGATTATTGTACAGACATTCAATCTGTAGAGAAGGCATTGCAGCTTGCTAGACAGTTTGATATGAGACTATTTCAGCAGTCTCTAAGATCATGGACTGTTTATCCTTGCTTAGAACAAAAGCCTGAGTTTCTTTTCACAGAAACGAACTTCACTGAAATGGGAGTTCCATTTTATAGAGCGGACATATTCAGAAAAGTGTTGACATTACTGTCTGATTACGTATATAATGAGTCTGAATGGGGCATTGATAAGATCATGTGTTACTATCTAAGACAGACAGCACATGTCATCCATGCATCTTCAATTAAGCATATGCGACGTGAATCTTGGTATGATAAGACAAATGCTTTTAAAGAGATGGACTATCTTATGCAAGATTGGTTTCCTAAGTATATGAAAGATCGTTTTGGACTTGAATATAAGTATACCGATACACAAGAGACTCTTAGTGCTTGTAAATTAAAATGAAAAGGTGAAAAGATAATATGACAAAGAAGGTTCTTATTACTGGTGGTGCTGGTTTTATTGGTCATCACATCATTGATCTCTTTCTTCAAAAGACTGATTGGGAAATCGTATCTCTTGATCGTCTAGACTATTCTGGTAATCTTAACCGCTTAGATAATGTTGTGTCTCGTTATCCAGCATCAACTCGAAAGCGTGTTAAGATCGTTTGGCATGATCTTAAGGCTGAAATCAAAGAGATCAATTCAAACTTTATTGGTGATGTAAACATCATCTTGCATCTTGCTGCTTCAAGTCACGTTGATCGGTCAATTACTCATCCAATGGAATTTGTTATGGACAATACCATTGGAACAGTGAACATTCTCAACTATGCACGTTCACTGAAGAATCTTGAGCGAATGATCTATTTCAGTACAGATGAAATCTTTGGTATTGCACCACCTGGTGTTTCATACAAGGAACGTGATCGTTACAACTCAACGAATCCATACTCAGCTTCAAAGGCAGCAGCAGAAGAGTTTTGTGTCGCTTACGAGAACACGTACAAGCTTCCAATCTTCATCACACATACAATGAACGTCTTTGGTGAAAGACAGCATCCAGAGAAGTTCATTCCAATGTGTATTCGAAAGATTCGAGATAACGAAAAGATTTTCATTCATTCTGACGAGACGAAGACTATTCCTGGTAGTCGCTTCTATATTCACGCTAAGGATGTTGCCGAAGCAATGTACTTCCTTCTTAACATGAAGGATGAGAAGGTTCTGTCTAAGGTCTACGAGCCAGACTTTGGTGGTGCAAAGTGTCCAAAGTTCAATGTTGTTGGTAAGGAAGAGATCAACAATCTTGATCTGGTCAACATCATTGCTAGGGCACAGAACAAAGATCCGATCTATGAAATGATTGACTTCCATACGTCAAGACCAGGCCATGATCTACGTTATGCATTGTCTGGAGATTATATGCGAGAACTAGGTTGGGAACCAAGGTTCACACTAAATGAACGCATCAAGGAAGTTGTTGACTGGTCCCTTGCAAACAAAGAATGGATTGAACTATGAGTCTACTAAGAGAAATCTTTGACGAAAGTCTAAGTCACCCATCTGACAAGTGGGAATCTTACTTCGATGTTTATGAGAGACATCTGAGTAACTTTAGACTAAATGGAAAGAGCATCGACCTTGTTGAGGTCGGTGTTCAAAAGGGTGGATCACTTGATATGTGGTCTACATATTTTCCAAATGCAAAGAACATTACAGGAATTGATGTCGATCCTGAGTGTGCTAATCTAAAGTATAAAAATCAAAAGATCAGTGTTGTTATTGGTGATCAGAGTTCAGCTTCATTCTGGGACACATTCTTAGTCAATAGAAACATCGATATCTTTATCGATGATGGTGGTCACTTCATGGACCAACAAATCTTGACTTTTGAAAAAGTGTTTCCTCTAATGCCAGAAGGTAGTGTTTACATCTGTGAAGACTGTCATACAAGTTATATGTCATATAATGGTGGTGGTCTAAACAAGAGTTCAACATTCATTGAATATGCAAAGTCGTATGTTGATGTTCTACACTGGAATTGGAAAGAACAATATACAACTGAGCTAGAACGTAGATGGAAGCTATCTAAGGGTTTGTCATCTGTTCATTTCTATGATAGTATGGTTGTGTTTGAAAAGTTCGGCAAGAAGGATATGAAGCGTGTCTCACCTAGAATCGTCAGATAATGTAAAACATCTTGACCACTGCGTCGCATGTGGTTCAAGCAATTTAAAGCTTACCCTTGACTTGGGTAAGCAACCACTTGCAAACTCATTCAAGTTAAAGAGAGATGATGTGCAAGAAGAATATCCTCTTGCGATCAATCATTGTGAAGATTGCTATCATGTGCAACTTACACACTCAGTTAATCCTGAGTTGATGTTCAATGATTATCTTTATGTTAGTGGCACGTCAAAGACGATGCACTCACACATGAAGACTTTCGCAGAGTTTGCAGTAAAGACAACAAAGGGTAAGCTTGTACTAGATGTTGGTTGTAATGATGGTACTCAGCTAGATTATTTCAAAGATTTGGGTTTCATCACATTTGGTGTTGATCCAGCAAAGAATCTTGAAGAAGTTTCTTCAAAGAAGGGTCACTCTATTTTCTGTGAATGGTTTGATCATAATTTTGCAGAGAGAATTAACAAAGCAAAGCTAAGTTTTGATGTCATAACAGCACAGAATGTCTTTGCACATGGTCCTAATCCACTAAACTTTCTCTTGACTGCCAAGAGTGTTATGCATGATGATAGCACACTCATCATTCAAACATCACAAGCTAACATGATCAAGAACAATGAGTTTGATACAATCTATCATGAGCATGTATCATTCTTCAATATTCAGTCAATGGATAAGTTATGTAAGAGAGCTGGTCTGTATCTGGTTGGTGTTGACTACATGCCAATTCATGGTACTAGCTTTGTCTTCGTGATTCGAAAGAAGTTTGATGGAAGAAACGTTGATCTTCTAATTAAGGAAGAGCAATCTAATGGACTCTACAGTCCTGAGACATATGTACGATACGCACAACGTTGTAATGATATCGTGTCTGAGTTGAAGCATCAAACAGATTTTGTTCGGCAAGGCATGATTGATTGGAATGTCGTTGGATATGGTGCAGCAGCAAAGGGTATGACTCTGTTGAACTATGCTAAGTTGGATCTAGATTTCATTGTCGATGATAATCCACTAAAGCAAGGTAGATTCACACCTGGTTCTAGTATTCCAGTTGTCTCACAGAAAGAGATTCTTAAGTTGAAGGGAACCACTCTATTCGTACCATTAGCATGGAACTTCTTTGATGAGATCAGAGACAAGATCAAGGGCATTCGAGACAATGAGTATGATAGATTTATCAAATACTTTCCTGAAGTTAAGATTGTAGATTGATGAAAAAGTATTTGTACTATCATGTATACCTAAGTGATGAGTATTCAACTTGGGTATATCCATTCATGGAACAGATGAAGATGATGGAAGACCATCATCTTCTTTCATCGTTTGATGATATTACGATAACATGCGTCTCTCAGCAAGATGAGAGAACCAAGATATTTGCTGATCTTTGTATGAGCTTTGCACTACCAAATGCAAAGTTGATTGTGTTCAAGAACAATCACTCAAATGATGGTGTCATGCTAAGTGGCATCAACAACTCAGAGACAATCACTGAAAACGTCATTCTTCAAAGAATATGGAATGATTCTCAGAATGATGTCTTCACTGCTTTGTATCTACACACGAAGGGCATAACTTCAGTTGATAACCATCTTAAAAAGAGAAACATCGGTACATTCAAGAACTACTATTACTGGAGACAGTTCTTGAATTGGGGTGTTATCGAAAACTGGGAAAGATGTGTTGAGTCGCTAAATACTCATGATGTTGCTGGTGTTAATTACTTTGACGAACCTTGTCCACACTTCAGTGGTAACTTCTGGTGGTCAAACTCAAGCTACTTAAGAAGGTTACCTGATCCATCAACCATTGACTGGTGGAAAAACCTTCAATCAAAAACTAGAGACTCTTGGTTGAGAACAGCACCAGATAGATTTCGAGATGAGATGTGGGTCTGTAGTGATTCAAACGCTAAAGTGTATTCAGTCAAAAACTTAGATACAGTCACCAACTTATCAGCAAAGTTAATAAAGAGGAAAGAATATGTCTGAGGAAAAGAAGAGATCAACTCTAAGTTCACATAAGGAAAAGTCTCAAGCAGCAAGAGAGAGACTTCAGAAGTTGAGGGAAAAGAACACAAAGAAGAAGGAAAATAATGACAAGAAGTAATTCTCCTTGTGTTAAGATTTGTTCCTATACTGAATTGAAAGAGCTTTTAGTGTGTATAGGTTGTGGAAGAACTTACGATGAGATTACGGAATGGTTCGGTGCGGATAATCAGCGAAAGGAACAGATCAATATCGAATCGGAAAAAAGAAGATTGTTATTGACATCCAACACATAGAATGATATATTTTCATAAATACATTGAAAGCAACACAGGAGTTTTCAATGTGGAAATGGATTAAAAGTTGGTTTAGACCTGCAAGTGCTGACTTCGTTCCTCCAAAAGAAGAAATCAAACCTGTTGATCCAAAACTAAAGCCTAAAACAGATAAGAATAAAAATGCGGGTATAACTCAGGGGTAGAGTGTCAGCCTTATGTTTTATATTGTTTATAAAACTGTTAACACTGTGAATGATCGCTTTTATATAGGAAAACATAAAACAAAAGATATAAATGATTCATATCTTGGTTCTGGAAAACTATTGAAACAAGCTATCAAAAAGTATGGTAAAGAATCATTTAGGAAAGAAATTTTGTTTGTGTTTGATAATGAAGAAGAGATGAATAACAAAGAAAGAGAACTTGTTATTTTGTCAGAATCGTCTTATAATTTATGTGAAGGTGGTAATGGAGGATTTGGGTATATCAATTCAAATGATATACCCAAATTCAAAGGTAAACGACATACGGAAGAATCTAAGAAAAGAATGGCACATTTTGGCAATACTCATAAAAAAGGTATTCCTATTTCTGAAGAACAAAAGAATGCCATTTCAATCAAAAATTCTATCGCCCTAAAAGATAAACCCAAATCTGATGAACATAGAAAAAACATCTCTGAAGCTATCAAACGAAAGCACAGAGAAAAACTCGCGGGTATGGTATAAAGGTTGTGCCTTAGCCTTCCAAGCTAGAGATACTGGTTCGAATCCTGTTGCCCGCTCCATATATTTGAGGTATGAATGTATATCTTTGTTTTCGACGTTGACGGCACACTAACACCCTCCAAGAAAGAAATGGACACAGACTTTAAACACTTCTTTAAGTCTTTCTGTCTAAAGAACAAAGTTTACATTGTTACCGGAAACGATTTAGATCAGACTGAGAGTCAACTCGGTCCTGATCTTATTAAAGCATGTGAAGGCATTTTCACATGTGGTGGTAATGAGTATCATTCTGATAGTAAGAAAATCTATTCGAACAGATTTGATTTAACTTACCATGAGAAAGATATCATTGAGACCTTGTTGAACAGATCATTCTTCGCAACCAGAACTGGCTATCACTTTGAAAAGAAAACAGGACTTGTTAACTTTTCAGTTCTGGGTAGAAACGCAACTAAGAAGCAACGTGAGGAATATATTGAATGGGACAAAAAGACTAAAGAACGAGCATATCTTGTTAGAAAGATTAGGTCTCTTTTACCCAGACTAGACTGTTACATTGCTGGTGATTTAGGAATTGACATCCATCTAAGAGGAAATGACAAAGGTCAGATTTTTCCTTTTATAACTGAAGATGATAAAAAGATCATCTTCTTTGGTGATAAATGTAACGAAGATGAAAACGATTTTCATATTGCAATCCTTTCAGATCAGTATTATCATGTGAAGAGTTGGCAAGAAACAGAAATGATTCTTCGCATGGAATATAGCGTTCAGTATCCACAAATCAAAGGCTAATCATATAATGTCAAATAACTATGACGTGTTCCACAAGATCACATCGAAGTCTGACGACTGGATTTTTGGTAAAACATTCATCAACAATGTTTATTTCTCAGACTGGTGCAAGTATACTGGAGACGGTCGTGTTCCTGATGAAGAATATCTGAGGATAATGGAACAAAAGCGAATTGAGAAAGCAACTAAGTATCATAAGATGAATCCAAGAGAACCATCTAAAGACTACTTCGAAGTGTGTAAAAAGTATCCATTGAAAGATCCAGTGAAGCAAACTGAATGGGAAACCAAGTATCATGATAGGCTTGACTAAAGAAGAAATGGAAGACATATGGCAAAACAAGCCATATGGATACTGGAAGCAGTATAGAGATCAGAACAAGGGTATGAAGAAGTTTAAAGTAAAGTTGAAACCTTATCGTAGAGACTATTATGAAGAAAAAGAAATCATAGTACTCGCTAAGACTAAGGAAAGTGCCTATGATATAGCTAAGAGTCAAATGTATGATATGTTCAAAGATCAACCAATTGATGGTTGGCGTCTATTGGGAGCTGAAGTTATATGAATACTGCTAAGATTATTGCTGTTACACAACCCTTGATTGACAATGAAAATGGTGTTAGAATGACACCTGATGAGTTCATTGCTTACTGTGCTAGAGTATCCAATCCTTCTAATCAAATGAATAGTATGACTGCTCCAAAACTATTACGTTATTGTGCCAAGCACAAGCACTGGAGCGTTTTTGAAACTGTAAGTATCACTATGTCCATTGAAACAACCAGGGACATCGCTCGTCAGATTCTCCGTCATCGCTCATTCTCGTTTCAAGAGTTCAGTCAGCGTTATGCTGATCCTACTAAGGACTTGGGTTTCGTTACTCGTGAAGCTCGTTTGCAGGATACGAAGAACCGTCAGAATAGCATTGAGATTGATACGAACGACGACTATCAAGGTGGGCTGCATGACCGTTGGGTTATGATGCAAGAAGTTGTTACCACGGAATCTAAAAGAGCTTACGCTTGGGCTATTGATAACGGTATTGCAAAGGAACAGGCACGTGCTGTTCTTCCTGAAGGTCTGACTGTTTCTCGCATGTATATGAATGGTACTCTGCGTTCTTGGATTCATTACTGCCAGTTACGTATGGGTCCAGAAACACAGAAGGAACATCGTGAAGTTGCTGCTGATGCTTGGTATCAGATCACGGAAGTTTTTCCGTCGCTGAAAGATTGCCTTGATCTTGGAGATAAGTGATGAACTACTCTTTTGAAAATTGGATTAAAATAACTCATCATCTTAGTGAATGGTACTCTCAGGGTGAAGAAAGTCCTGTGGTTGTTTCTTTTTATCCATTCATAGATATAGATGGTAATCCAAAAGGATATATCATCTATAAACATAAAACTGATCGTGTCGGTGTGTCAATGACAAGTTACACCTTTGATGATTTGAATAGAATATTGGAGACTAAGTAATGCCTTTCTATACAAAGAAACCTATTCCGATTGAAGCCCGTCAGATTACGATTGAGAATGCAGATGAACTTGCTGCATGGTCAAAGTCTGACATCGTTCGTAGACCTGATGGTTCTATGACTGGTATGATGGTATATACTCTTGAAGATACCATGACTGGTGCAGTTGGTGACTATCTCATCAAGGGTGTTCATGGCGAGTTTTACTTCTGCGCCAAGGATATCTTTGAAGAGACTTATGAAGAAGATTACGCACCACCTCTTGATCCTTGGCATATTGAAGTTCTATCTGAGCGTGATAATGTAGATGGTGGTGCGACCTTTGAGTTTCTTCTGGGTGAAGAAGCAAGGAAGATGTTCACTCGTGTTGGTCTTCAGAAGACACTGCGAGATCAGTTGACCAAGATTATTGATGAGTATGAAATTGATACTAGCGTAGGATGCTAACATGAAAATCTATATCGGACCTTATGAAAAGTATTATACCACACGTTCTCTTGAAAGGTGGTGGTTTCGCCGCATGTATAAAAAAGAACCGTGGGAAGTTGCAGAAGAAGACTACACAAGGACCGATAAGATCGTTCTAAAGACTTTTGATTTGTATTTTGATCTTGTGTTGCGACCACTGAACAAGTTTTATGCTTGGAAAGGTCGCAAGGTAAAAGTGCGAATTGACGACTATGATACATGGTCGATGGATCACACACTTGCATTGATCATTCTACCTGCGCTTAGACAACTTCAAGCTACAAAGCATGGTTCTCCTTTGGTTGAACTTAAAGACGTACCAGAATATCTTCATCCAACTGAACAAGCAGGTCCCGATAACGGTTATATAGATAACACTGTTCATGACCGTTGGAGTTGGATTCTTTCTGAGATGATTTGGGCTTTTGAGCAACTTGTTGATGAAAATTCTGACGATCAATTTTATGATGGTAAGCATGACGTTCAATGGGTAAAGCAAGAAGACGGACTATCTCGTATGGAGTTGGGTCCTAACGATACGCACGTATTTGATTTTGAAGGATACAAGAAACATCATGAACGTATCGATAGAGGTCTAATGTTTTTCGGCAAATACTATCGTGGACTCTGGGACTAATGATTACTTGTACACACTGTAGAAAGATGTTCATACCTCTCTTTGAAGAAGGGCCAGGACATCCATGCACGCAAGCGATGGGTTGTGCGTCTGAAATCTTTGAACGTGAAGATAAAAAGTATCTAGTTGGTTGTTTCGGTTCACGAACAATCGATGGAGAACTGTATGAAGTCTTGACAAACTGCTACACTTGTGGTACTATATGTGACCGTTGTATAGAGAACGGTCAAAAGTTAGGTCACTTTAAACTTTTAACAAACACGAACTATTATGATATTGATCTATGAAAGGACTTAGAATGGGTGCAAAGTCAGAATATGGAATGGCAATTCTTGAGACGCAGTTTAAGCAGCGAGCTTATGATGATAAGTGGGAACGAATCTGTAAGATTGTTGACTTTGACAACAAGTACTCTTATGAGACTGAGACAGGTTCTAAGGTTACTCTAATTCCAGAGAAGTGGGTAACACTTGGCGTGTATGATTATATTATGGAGTTTCAAGACTAATGGCAACTAATCTTAAGATTCTCAAGATGATCTCTGGTGATGAGGTCATGTGTGAAGTTGTAGAAGATAGCTCAATTAACGTAACGATCAAGAATCCTGTTCGTGTTGTAGTTATTCCATCAAAGACAAATCCACAAGCACCAACTGTAGGCTTTGCACCTTGGGCAGAGTTCTCGGATGAGAAGCAATTCACTATTCACAAAGCACATGTCATTACAATGATGAAGCCTGTTCAGGAATTCATCAATCAGTATAACGGAATATTTGGTGGTATTGTTGCACCTTCATCTAAGTTGGTCATGCCGGGGCAGTGACGATAACACATATTGACATTAACACGAGCCTAGCGTATCATTATGCTAGGCTTTTTTATTGAGAAGAGGAATGATGTCTCAGCAAACACATTACACTAATGTTCAAGTTTTTGGTTCCAAGATCCTGTATCGTGGAATTGACAACGGTCGTCGTGTTCGTCATAAGATTGAGTATCATCCCACGTTATATGTTCCCTCTTCAAAGCCAACTGAGTTCATGACAATCTACGGTGAACATGTATCCGAGATTAGACCTGGTACTATTCGTGAGTGTCGTGACTTCATCAAGCAATATGAAGGTGTAGAAGGTTTCAAAATCTACGGCAATCAAAAGTATGAGTACGCATTTATTGCGGACACATTCGCTGACGACATCGATTGGAACATCGATCTAATCAACATCTGCAACATCGATATCGAAGTGGGTTCAGAGAATGGTTTTCCTGAACCTGCTACTGCATCTGAACCTATCACTGCTATCACATACAAGATGGGTAGCAAGTACAAAGTCTATGGTTGTGGTGTATACAACAACAAAGATACAGACGTTGAATACATCCATTGTCGAGATGAGTTTGATTTGATCAAACGATTTGTTGACGACTGGAGTGGTAACTATCCAGACATCATTACTGGATGGAACGTAAAGTTCTTCGACATTCCGTACCTAGTTAATCGTATCACAAATCTTCTGGGTGAAGACTTTGCAAAGCGTTTGTCACCCTGGAACTATCTTGACACAAGAACAGTGACAATCATGGGTCGTGATCAAGTGGCATATCTGCCATCTGGTATCAGTATTCTTGATTACATTGAATTGTACAAGAAGTTTGCACCAGGTGGTCAGTCACAAGAAAGTTATAAGCTTGATCATATAGCAAGTGTAGAAGTCAATGAACGTAAGATTCAGTATGATGGTAATCTTCATACTCTATATCGTGATAACTATCAGAAGTTCATTGAGTATAACATCAAAGACGTTAAGCTTGTCGAAAAGCTAGAAGATAAGCTTAAGCTAATTGAGCTTGCTCTCACTTTGGCTTACGATAACAAGTGCAACTACGATGATGTGTTCGCACAGGTTCGTATGTGGGATGCAATCATCTTCAATCATCTGAAGAAAAAGAACATTGTTATTCCTCCATCAGAGCATCATGGTAAAGATGCTGCCTTCGTTGGTGCGTATGTAAAAGAACCTCTTGTTGGTATGCACAAGTGGGTTGCGTCGTTCGACTTAAACTCTCTGTATCCACATTTGATTATGCAGTATAACATCTCACCAGAAACTCTAATGGAACCTTCAAATTATGGAAATCTTCATCGTAATATTCTTTCTTGTTCTGTTTCTGTGGATAATCTTCTCGGAAGAAGTGTAGACACATCAGGACTAAGTGACTGTACATTGACACCAAACGGTCAGTTCTTTCGTACAAACAAGCAAGGCTTTCTGCCTGAGTTGATGGCAGCAATGTATGAAAATCGTACAGTGTATAAAGCTAAGTCTATTGAAGCTCGTAAAGAACTTGAGGGTGAGAAAGACATAGATAAAAGATATGAGATTGAAAAGCGAATTGCTCGCTATAACAATCTTCAGCTTGCTAAGAAAGTATCACTCAACTCAGCTTATGGTGCGTTAGGTAATCAATACTTTCGCTTCTTTGACATTCGACAGGCCACAGCAATCACAACTGCTGGTCAGTTGTCTATTCGTTGGATTGAAAACAAGCTCAATGAGTACTTAAACAAAATCCTTAGGACGGAGAATGAAGATTATGTTATTGCGTCAGATACGGATTCGATTTATCTGTCTCTTAGTGGATTGGTCTGCAAGACTTATCTTGAAGCGAATCCATCTGCTACAACATCAGAAGTTATCAACTTCATGGATCGTATCTGCGAAGCTAAAATTCAACCATACATTGACAAAGCTTATGATGAGCTTGCTGGATATGTTAACGCCTTCGAACAAAAAATGCAAATGAAGCGTGAGGCTCTTGCTGACAAGGGTATCTGGACATCAAAGAAGCGTTACATTCTAAACGTTCATAACAACGAAGGTGTTGCTTACACAAAGCCAAAGATCAAGATCATGGGTCTTGAGATGATCAAGTCTTCAACACCATCAGCTTGTCGTGCAAAGCTAAAAGAAGCAATCAATGTAATCTTTGATGGTAGCAACGATGATATGATTAACTTCATCGAAGACTTCAGAAAAGAATTTAAAACTTTGTTACCATCTGACATAGCTTTTCCTAGAAGTGTGAATGGCTTGAATCGATACTCTGGAAAGAATGGATCTGTGTATGAGAAGGGGACACCAATTGGTGTCCGTGGTTCACTCATCTACAATCATCTTCTCAAAGAATTGAAGCTCAACAAGACTTATGAAACAATCAAAGAAGGTGAGAAGATCAAGTTTATGTATCTTCGTGAACCAAATCATATTCGAAGTAACATCATTGCCTTCACTGATAAGATTCCACCTGAGTTTGACATTGTTAAGTACATTGACTATGACACACAGTTCGATAAGTCTTTTCTTGATCCACTCAAGATCATTCTGGACAGCATCAACTGGAAAACTGAGCATAGATCAACGCTTGAGGACTTCTTCAAGTAACATAGAGGATTCAAATTGAATTATGTTGTATTTGCATCCGGCATAGCAATCTCTGCTGTTGCCGCATACTACTCTATTATTGGTTTGACAACGATCTTTGCAGGATCGTTTTGGTCAATAGTAATCATGGGTACAGTCCTTGAGATAGGAAAGCTTGTTGCTGTAACATGGCTTCATACTAACTGGAAAGTAGCACCTGCTCTAATCAAAGCATATCTAATGTCTGCCATCGTAATACTCATGCTCATAACAAGCATGGGTATTTTCGGCTTTCTATCTAAAGCATATATCGAACAGAGCATAAACTTGAATGTTGGTGTGATTGAGAAGATTCAGATCATTGACTCTGATATCAAAGTGATTCAAGATTCTATCAAAGACATCGATGTTCAGATTGATCAGATTGACAGTGCAATTACGAAAATGACAGAACGTAATCAGGCACAGTCATCACTAAGGGCTGCTGATCAACAGAGAAAGACTAGAGATGCTTTGGTAAAAAAGAAGCAGGAACTTGTAAGCAGTCTATCTGAGTTAAGAAACAACAGAATAAGATTAGATTCAGAGGTTAGAAAGATTGAAGCTGAGATAGGACCAATCAAGTATGTTGCGGAGTTGATCTATGGTGACTCTGATAAAGAAATAGTTGACAAAGCGATCAGATTTGTGATAGTATTACTTATCATAGTGTTTGATCCCTTGGCTGTTTTGTTGCTGCTGGCTTTCAATATATCTAAGAAGAAAGATGATGAACCACAGTTTCTTGATATGACTGTTGCAGAACCAGTTATAACAAAAGTCAAAAAGCCAAGAAAGAATAAGACAGAAACAAATAAACTATTCGAACAAACGTAAGACGGAGAAAGTGATGAATGACTTATTTAACGAACTTATTAAGGAGACTAAGAATGAGTATGCGTCCATCGCAGACGAAGGAATCGAAGCGGGTGATGTTACTGGATTTATTAATAGTGGCAGCTATTCTCTCAATGCTTTGCTCTCTGGCTCTATTTACAACGGACTTCCAGCTAATAAGGTTACTGCCCTAGCAGGTGAACCATCAACTGGTAAGACATTCTATGCAATCAACATCTGTAAGCAATTCTTAATAGACAACCCAAACGGCTTCATCTTTTACTTTGAATCTGAGTCTGCCATCTCTAAGCAAATGCTAACAGATCGTGGTGTTGACACAAAGCGAATTGCAATCATGCCAGTTGCAACTGTTCAAGAGTTTAGAACACAAGCTGCCAAGATTCTCGACAAGTATCTTGAGAAGAAAGACAGACTTCCTATGATATTTGTTCTTGACTCGTTGGGTAATCTATCCACTGAGAAAGAAATGGCTGACATTTCAGAGGGTAAAGACACACGAGATATGACTCGTGCCCAGCTTATTCGTGGTGCATTTCGTGTTCTTACATTGAAGCTAGGTAAAGCACAAGTTGCTCTTATTGTGACTAATCACGTATACGATGTGACTGGTGCATATGTGCCGACCAAGAAGATGGGTGGTGGTTCAGGTCTAGAATATGCAGCATCTACAATCATCTTTCTCTCAAAAAAGAAAGACAAGATGCTAGATGATGAAGAAGGTCGCACAGGTGCTGTAGTCACTGCACACACTAAGAAGGCTCGTCTAACTATTGAAGATAAGAGAGTTGAGACTTGGTTGAACTACGCTGAGGGTCTTGATCCATATTATGGTCTACTTGATCTTGCAGAGAAGTTTGATATCGTAAAGAAAGTTTCAACAAGATACGAATTTCCAAATGGTGATAAGGCATTCGAGTCTCAAGTCAAAAAGAATCCACAGAAGTATTTCACAAAAGAAATTCTCGACTTGATTGATGAAGGTTGCAAGCAAGAGTTCCTTTATGGAAAGACAAACAAGACTAGTGTGGAGAATGATGAATGATTGAAAATAGTGATTTCAGATTCCGTGATGATCTAACAAAATCTAAGAACGGTGATACAATAGCAATTGAGATATTGACACCACCATACAAAGATGTTATATTTCGATACACTCAAGTTGGTGTGAAGGAACAGGATAATGGCACTGCCGTTTTGAGATTTTCCTATGACGTTGTTGACCCTGCGGAATCTAGTGAGTTAACATTACGTAATGATAAGAGATTCGAACAACACTTAGGCATTCTACTAAATCATTTAATCCTTGAAGCTGCGGAGGCACCTAGTGCAGATCGAAAAGACAATTCTGAAGAACTTGTTGAAGAATGAAGTCTATACAAGAAGAGTTCTTCCCTTTCTACATGATCACTATTTCACTGTAGAAGAAGATCGGACAATCTTCAAGGAAATCAAAGAGTTCATACTTAAGTATAACAATCTTCCAACAGTAGATGCTTTGTTGATTGAGATTGATAATCTGAAAGGTCTTAAGGAAGATCAAGTTAAGAGTATCAATGATACAATCAAGGTTCTACAAGAAGATAAAGTCGATACTAATGTTGATTGGTTGACTGATTCGACAGAAAAGTTCTGTCAAGAAAAAGCAATCTATCATGCCATCATGAATTCAATCGAGATTATGAACAATAAGAATAGCTCTCTCACAAAGGGAGCTATTCCACAATTGTTGTCTGATGCACTTGCAGTATCGTTTGATCCTAATGTTGGTCATGACTATCTTGAATCATATGATGATCGGTATGAGTATTATCATCGTGTTCAAGAGAAGATTCCGTTTGATCTAGAATTCTTCAATAAGATCACTAAAGATGGTTTGCCTAAGAAGACATTGAATGTTGCTCTTGCAGGTACAGGTGTTGGTAAGTCATTGTTCATGTGTCACATGGCATCATCATGTCTTAACATGGGCAAGAATGTTCTTTACATAACTCTAGAACTTGCTGAAGAAGAAGTTGCAAAGCGTATCGATGCTAATCTTATGAACATTACATTTGAAGACTTGATGCAACTTCCTAAATCAATGTATGAGAAGAAAGCTTTGTCTCTAAAGGCTAAGACAAACGGTAAACTTATCATCAAAGAGTATCCAACTGCTGGTGCTTCCACTATTCACTTTAAAGCATTGTTGAATGAATTGAATCTAAAGAAGTCATTCAAGCCTGATATCATCTTCATTGACTATCTTAATATCTGTATGTCATCAAGAGTTAAGCCTGGTGGCAGTGTAAACTCGTATACATATATCAAGAGCATTGCTGAAGAACTTCGTGGTCTTGCCGTTGAGTATGAAGTACCTTTAGTGACAGCGACACAGACAACACGATCTGGTTATTCAAACTCCGATGTTGATTTGACAGACACATCGGAATCTTTCGGTCTTCCTGCAACTGCGGACTTTATGTTCGCTTTGATTTCCACAGAACAGCTTCAAGAACTTGGTCAGATCATGGTTAAGCAATTGAAAAATCGTTATAATGATCCAACAGTTAACAAGCGATTTGTTTTGGGTATTGACAGGTCAAAGATGAAGTTGTATGATGTTGAACAGTCGGCTCAGATGGACATCATTGACAGCGGACAAGATAATCCAGTTATGGATAAATCCAATAGTATGAATCGAGACAAGTTCAAGAGACTAAAGGTAAACTAATGATCTACGTTCTTATTGTTGTGTCTTACTTTGCAGGAGCAGGTGGCAATGGGCAGACTGTAACCTTTCAAGAGTTTAATACTCAACAAGCGTGTATGCTTGCACTAAAAGTTATTGAGGAAAAGAAGAAGCGTAGCTTCTCTTGGGATAACTATAATCTAACTTGTGTACCGAAAGGATAAGTCATGAAGAAGTATGAAGTGATCGCTTTTGAGATGCTTAACGAGTACTATTGGTCGGTGTATGAAGTTATGTCTGACCAATACATTGATACATTTCATTTCAAAGATGATGCCGAGGACCTTGCATACTTTTTAAATCAAGGTGGAGCATTTGATGGTTTCACTCCATCTTTTATACTCAAGCCTGTGCCAACAATCGATGTTAATGCCAAGTTTGAGCAGTTTATGGCCTAGCTTAAAAAAGACATATTGAACAAAATCAATGATTTAGAGTGCGACACAATGTCGCACTTTTTTTGCTTGTATTTCTGCCGTCAAACCTGATATTCTAACATCATAGACATTGAGAAAGGGGTTAGACCATGACCAACAGATCCTCCTCCGCCTTCTTTAACCTCTACTCTGAAATCCCTCTCGAAGACCGTTATGGCATCTACTGCACCGCAGAACGCCTCGCCCGTCTTCGCCGAGTGTCCGTTCAAGATATCTTCAGTGGCGCTTACTGCAATCAACAAGCCGCTGAAAAACTGATCAGCCTCGCTAAAGCAATCGGTGAGTCCCGCTAATAACAGGAGCTTGACCATGATACTTCAGATGATGCGAGACACCCTTTCTGATCTTGAACTTGAGTATAGCGAAGCGATGGATCGTGAAGACTATACCTCCGTTTTCCGTCTCTTCGGTCAGATCGAAGAACTTCGCGACGAACTTGATCTTCTTCTCTCTTGAAAGGTGAAGTGATGACCGACACTCGGTACGACGATCTGTATAATCAACTCGACGGATATACGATACAGTCAGGTCTACTCAGCTTTACAAAAATCAAAGGTGACGTTCGAAAGTCTAAGGGTGTTTATGTACTCACAACTATCTACGGAAAACGTAGACCGGAAGTGAAGTATGTTGTCTCATGGGACTCTGGAAAGAACGTTGTTGAAACACAAGACTTAGCCTATGCTTTAGTCCTCTACCTAGAGGGTTGACACTACCTGCGAATCAGTATAAGATAGTATCAAGATCGAATGAGGACCTGATGGACACTTTCACTCTTCTCGTAATCTTTGGACCTCTGATCGGCTTTGCGCTTGCTGCGGCTCTGTCATTCGGTGTCTACTCTTACGGCTGCTTCAAGGGGTACTGGTAATGGAATATGTTCTGGTCATCTACATCTATGCTGGCGCTCTCGCTCAAGGTAATAATGTAGCTTTGACAAACATTCCGATGTCTGATAAGATGACTTGTGAAAAAGCGGCAAATGAAGCGGGAACGCTCGTTGCTCGTTCTACTAAGGTGCTTCGCACCGCTTGCTTGAAGGTGAAGTGATGACTAAAGTTGTGATCAACGCTTGTTATGGTGGTTTCGGTCTGTCTGAAGAAGCTTTACGCTTGTATGCTCAGAAGAAGGGTCTTGACTTCTACGTTTGGCGAGATCCTAAGTCCAAGTCTGATATGTTCAGTCTATACTTCACCTCTGATCCGTCGGGCATGGATTTGATGGATTCAGAATTCTATCGCAAGTATTCTCTTTGGGATCATAACATCGAACGTACTGATCCTGCGCTTGTTGAGGTCGTAGAAGAACTTGGCGAGAAGGCTAACGGGCGTTCTGCAAAGCTTGTTGTTGAAGATTTGCCGAAGGGCACTCTGTATCGCATCACTGAATACGATGGCTTTGAGGATATCGAAACTGCTGATGATGTTGATTGGTGTGTCGCTTGACAGAGTGAGATATATAATGTAGTATAACAGAATAACGGCTCCGTAGCAATCAGCGGAACACTATATAGAATAGAAGTTTATTTTCTATTCTAGGAGTTTCAATGCAAGTCTGTTCTGGTTGTCAAAAAGAGTTGAATGAAGATACAGCATACAAAAAGAACGCAAAGAAGTGGCAATCAAGATGCCGCGAGTGTTTCAATGAATACTGTATTGAAAGATGGAAAAAGCGCAAGTTAGATGCTATACGATACAAAGGTGGTAAATGCGAGGCATGTGGTTATGATAGATACTATGGCGCCCTTGAGTTTCATCATACTGATCCTAACAGCAAAGATGCTGACTGGAATAAAATGAGATTGTGGAGTTGGGACAAGATAAAGGCTGAACTAGATAAGTGTAAGTGCCTTTGTGCCAACTGTCACCGAGAAGAACACAGAGATCAGGTTCCGTAGTCTAATGGATAAGGCAACAGTCTTCTAAACTGTCATATGCAGGTTCGAGTCCTGCCGGGACCGCCATTACAACAACGCCCACGTAGTCCAACAGGCAGAGACAAGAGACTTAAAATCTCTAAAGTGTCAGTTCGAACCTGACCGTGGGTACCAAAGCAAAAGCAAGGATAAGCATGACAGATTTTCCCGTTCTTAATATTCGAAATGAAGAAGATGTGTCTCTCTTAATGTTCCATCTAAATCGTGGTGATAAAGTTGGTTTTACGATTCCGATGGAAGTTTCTCGTGTCGAATGTTGGCGGTTGATGGATATGATTAATGATGCTTCAAAATTTGCATATGAAGAACAGAGTTTCGCACGAGTAGCATAGCGGTTAATGCCGGCCGCTCATAACGGTCTTATCGGGGGTTCGAATCCCTCCTCGTGCACCACTTGACAAAGCATAGAAGATCGTCTATAATACCTTATATGATGATGAGGAGACGGAAATGGTCAGAGTAACTTACGACTACATGGCGAAAGACGGTTTCTTGGAAACAAAGTCAGTCGTTTTCAATGAGATGAAGACTGCGTTCTCTTGGATTCGCAGTCTTACATATCACAATACAATCATCGGCAAGCCCATTCTTGAGCGAGCCTAGATAAAAAGTATACTAAATAAACATTACTGTTTGACAACTGAATCGGATCATAGAGTGGACGATCTCAACGTCCCTCTATTCATGGAAACATCTCGGTGTTCGTCTATAAGTTAGGACACAGAAGAAACATTTACGGGGAGTAGCTCAGTCTGGTAGAGCAGTTGCTTTGGGAGCATCAGGTCGTCGGTTCGAGTCCGGCTTCCCCGACCAAACTAGTATAGAGTATTGATATTCTGTGGTAGAAACATGAAGAAAATAATGGACCCATAGCACAATAGGTGGTGCAAGAGACTTTTAATCTCCAGGTTGCAGGTTCGAATCCTGCTGGGTCTACCATTTAAAGGTGCTTGGGGCAGACGGTAAGTCGCGGGACTGCAAATCCTTGAGAACCCAGTTCGACTCTGGGAAGCACCTCCATTCAAGAAAGGAAAATAAATGCGATGTATAAGCTTAGTCGCAATGCTTTTATTAGGAGGTTGTGCAACAACCTCTGACGTATCAAGCGCAACAATGAACGCTTCTTGGTATCATCACGGTACAAGGACCGCAAACGGTGAGAGATTTGTTCCCGATGGATTAACAGCAGCACATAAAACACTTCCATTCGGAACAAAACTACACCTGACAAGAAATGGACATTCTGTTATTGTACGTATCAATGATCGAGGCCCATTCATTAGAGGAAGAGATTTAGACCTTTCTCGTGGTGCTGCAAGGGCTTTAGGTTGTATTCCTGTTGGACATTGTAGAGTGAGTTATCGGATTGTCCAGTAAAAAACAAGTTGACATATGTCTTTCCATGGTATAGAATATATACAGTGAGAGATTGAGGTTTATTCGCATGAACCCGAATTGGTATCGGGACCTGACTGTTAATCAGGCCACTGTAGGTTCGAATCCTACCATGCGAGCCAGTTTGAAGTGTTGACTTATAGCCCTTTAAATAAATCAATTCATCATCGTTTAGGGTTAGCGATGACACTTCAAAGCCTTTGGTCCGTTAGCTCAGTGGAAGAGCAACTCCTTTACACGGAGAAGGTCGGCAGTTCAACCCTGTCACGGACTACCAGTTTGGTGACTTGTAGGAGCATTAAAGGGCGGCACAAAAACCGTCCGCCAATTCATTTGGGGGCAGTAGAGGGTGTACGGATCTCCCTTGCACGGAGATTGTCTATAGGGTTCGAGTCCCTAGGCCTCCACCATTTTGCAGTGCGGTTGTAGTGCGTACGGTTGGTCGCGATAAATAGACCCGCGTGGTGCCCACGGTTAGCCCACACCCTATATCTTATGTGAGAGGTGAATGTTATGATGAAGAAGCTTGTTAGTGGTACTCTGGCTGCGATGCTCTTTACGAGTTCAGCTTTCGCAGCATCTCAACAGTTCTTTAATGTAGATGTGCAACCTGGACCATACTATGTGTTTGGTGTAACAGCTAACGCAGAGAAGAACGATAATCCCGCATGTTATGCTGAAATCAATTGGCGAGACGGTTCACGATTTCAGTTGATTCGTGATCTTGCTGATGGCGAGCTTTATATCTTTCTGCGAAACAACGCATGGAATATCTCTGATTCGCCCGGCAACTATAGTATGCGAATCAATTTTCTGAGTCGTTCTGGTCAGACAACAGGTCTAAACTTCGAGTATCGTCTTATCAATAAGAATACAATTGTGATCCGAAACATCATCAAGGAAAAGTTTCTTCCATTGTTTGCAAATAACACTCGTGCAATCATGGTAATGCCTGGTTCAATTCAGAACGCTGAGATTGACTTGACTGGTTCTTCTCGGACACTGACTGAGATTTCTAATTGTGTAGATGCTGCTCGAAGTGTAGACCTTTATCCAGAAGGTCAACCACAGCAGGGTGGCATTACTGCACCTCGAAGTTTCAACAACATCTGATGAGCATGAAGGTAAACATTAAAGGAAAGAACGAAAAGATTACGCGCAAGGAACTCTTCATCGCTACGAAATACTTTGCGCGTAGCCTAATGTCGGAAAGATTGTGTAAGAACTTGACAATCCGTCTGGTGAGTGATATAGTTCATTACTGTGATGCTTCGTCAGTTTGGACGGACACAAACAACAGACCTAGGGAATTTGAGATCATTCTCAATGCCTCTATGGGAAAGCGCAGACAGTTGATTGCATTGGCTCATGAAATGGTTCATGTCAAGCAACATGCGAAAGGTGAGTTGAAGTCCATGTTGATAAAGCGAGAAGAGCGATGGCAGGGCAGATATATAAAGTTAGATGAGACGCATTACTTTGATAGACCGTGGGAGATCGAAGCATTCGGCAGAGAGTTGGGTCTATATCAAATGTATATGCAGTGGAAGAAAGACTGGAAAGTTAAGTTCTAAAGTTTCGCCGGTATAGCTCAGTTGGTAGAGCAGTTGATTTGTAATCATCAGGTCGTGGGTTCGATCCCTGCTGCCGGCACCAGTATGTACCGTAGGATGGTCTTCTGGAGAATACGAACGGGGTGGTTCCCGCAAGTACCATGACTTCTACGCCTCAGTCGTCAGACTAACCACCTGATGATCGTGTGAGGGCGCTGTTGCCGAGCAGCAGGCGAGATGGAGAGATCATCTGATCTTCAGGTCCATCATCGGCAAAGTTTTGGAAGAGTGGCCGAGTGGTTTAAGGCACCGCACTTGAAATGCGACGTAGGCGAGAGTCTACCGTGGGTTCGAATCCTACTTCTTCCGCCATAACTAAAATGAGGATACTATGAACGAAAAGACATGTTCTTGTGGTAGATCACCAAGCGGCAATTGCTGCGGCTGGCATAATCTTACCAACGAGGAATATCAGAAGAAGCTTGCTGAGATGCAACAGAAGCAACTTAACGAGTCAGGTCCTAAACTACTTCGAGACTAATATAAGTTTGGAGGGTTGGCTGAGTGGTCGAAAGCAGCTCATTGCTAACGAGTCGGACGTTAATAGCGTCCCATAGGTTCGAATCCTATACCCTCCGCCACTTTAAGTAAACTGAAAACAAAGGATGAAAAACACATGAAGACTTTTATCTCTGCTATTGTCGCTACCGTAGTTGCAACGTCAGCATATGCTGCTGATCTACCTAGGCGCACTGCTGCACCTGCACCTGTTTTCACTCAGACACCAGTAAGTGGTTTCTATGTTGGTGTTAATGGTGGTGTAAGTTTCAGTGACTTCGACAATCGAGATGCCATTGCTGGTGGTACTGTAGGTTATGAGTTCAATCGTAATTTTCGTGGTGAACTAAATGTATCTAATCGTTTCGGTTCTGATCAAGGTCAGATTGTAACTGCTGATGCTATTGTTGGTGTACCAGTTGGTGCGTTCACTCCATATGCTCTCGTAGGTGTTGGCTATGGTTTTAATGGTCTAGGTCGAAATGGTGATCCTGCATCACTCTGGTCAGTTGGTGGTGGTGTTCGTTATGGACTTTCACGTAATGTTGAACTAGATGCAAGGTATCGTTATACAAGGCAGTTCAATGACGAAAGACTAGATAGTAATGCAACAACAATTGGTCTAAACTTTAGGTTCTAATATGAAAACAATTCTGGTCGCAGTATCACTCTTTCTCTCTTCGGTAGCATATGCTGCCAATCCTTATGACTATCGAGTCATTCGTGTACTCGATGGTGATACAGTAGAAATAGATGCTTCCTTTCTTCCTGTTGAACTTAAACAGACTTTAAGGTTAAGGATCATAGACGTAGATACTCCCGAAAAGGGATCTTTAGCAAAGTGTAAAAATGAAAGAGACAGGGCTGAAGCTGCGACCAGATTCACAAGGACACAGATTGCAAATGCAAAGAGGCATCAAGTTGTTCTTGTCAAATGGGACAAGTATGGTGGTAGAGTTTTAGGAGATGTTCTTCTAGACGGAAAAAGTTTAAAGCAAATGCTTCTAGAAAACTTCCATGCTTATCCCTATGATGGTGGAAAGAAAAGAAGCTGGTGTTAATATTCGATGTGGAGAATTTGGTCAAAAGCTTTAGGGGAAAAGTCGGGCAAAAATAATTCTGAATCCGACTTGATTGCAGTCATAAGAACTGTTATTATACTTTCATACCTGATAACCAATGCCTTCATTATCGCAGGAGTTATCAGACATTGGTAGATTGCGGGTATAGCTCAATGGTAGAGCAAGACGTTGCCAACGTTTAGACGAGGAGTTCGATTCTCCCTACCCGCTCCACTTTCCTCTCACATAGGAGTTTTCATGAGATGGCAAGATATTGGGGTTATCACTTAATCTTAGATTGTGCAGATTGTGATGAGTATGCAATTCGTGATCGTGATGTTATCTACAATTTCACAAAGCAACTTGTAAAAGACATTGATATGATTGCTTATGGTGAACCACAAATTGTCAACTTCGGCACTGGCAACAAAGCCGGGTATACAATGGTACAGTTGATTGAAACTTCAAATATCTGTGCCCATTTCGTGAATGAAGAAAAGGCAATCTATCTTGATGTCTTCTCTTGCAAAGAATTTGATCCGGCAGTTGTTATTAAGTTAGTCAAGCATTACTTCAATGCAGTAAATGTTCGACCTACTTGGATGGTAAGGCAAGCTTAAAATGAAGATTGGTATTATGTCTGATCTGCACATGAATCGGTCAGTCAAAACTGAAAAGACGCCTTGGGACTTTGAGCCCAAGGCGGATGTCTTTTACATTTGTGCAGGTGATATATGTGAAAACGATGATGATCGTCATCGCTGGATACAGAAGCACTCGAATCATATGTTTGCAATCAATGGTAATCATGATTACTATGGTGGTCATTTCACTGATGCTATCTATGGTACAAAAACACAAGAAGTCAACGGCATCAAGATTGCTGGTGCAACGCTGTGGACTGATCTATCAAATCCAATTGATTGGGTAATGTATATCAACGGTCTGGTTGACTATCGCTACATTAAAGATGTGACACAGCAGCGTATGATTGAGACGCACGAGGCTCATAAGAACTTTCTGTTCAACTCTGAAGCTGATATCATTGTGTCACATCATACGCCATCGCTTCAGTCTGTTCACGAGAAGTATCGTGGCAGTCCGTTCAATCCTTCGTTCTCGAATAACCTCGACGAGCAGATTCTTGCAATGAAGAAGCCGCCGAAGTTGTGGATTCATGGGCATACCCACGACGACTTCGACTATATGATCGGCGAAACTCGTGTGATCTGCTGGCCGCGCGGCTACAAGAACGAGCGTAACAACTACTCGAATTACGAGCCATTGATAGTGGAGATTTGATATGAACGCAAAGAATCAAGAATATATTTTACTTCATGCTGACGCTGAGTGGATGAAAGACATTCTTAAACGTGTTTATGATGTTCTAATGAAAGATTCAGTCAGTCAAGATGATATTGTTACTTGTCGATGGCTTATCAAGCAAGCATTAAAAGTTGAAAAAGAAGACTAAACTATGAGTAGTAAAGAGAAGACTAAGCAATATATTGAATCTGCAAAGATTGGTCTAGTTCTTTTCTGGATGCCAATCTTTGCACTTTTTGTTTTGTTTTTAACAGCAAAATTCCTATGACACAAATTGTAAGAATTGATCCACCTATTCCTCTCATGACACCAAAAGGCAAAGCCGTAGCACATTTCTTGATTGACTATGGACTTGAAAGTGATCTTATGTGGGTATGCTTTCAAGATGATACCGGTGAATGTTGGACATGGGAAAACGCAAACATTAGGGCAAGAGTAAATATAACAGCAGGTAGAAAAGACATCTCTAGAATTGAGGACTAAGATATGAGACCAACACAAATTTTCAGAAAGTCAGAAGCAGCATATGATCTTGTAAGATACATTGGTACGATTACTGCTGGAACGATCTTAGCATTGATCTTACTACACTTGTTTGTTTAACAGTATGTACAATGTTATAATGTTCTACGGACTATCATTTGCATCAGCGTTGATGTTGTTTATCTGTATCACATACATCATATGGGCAATCTATGCTATTTGTATGGCACCGAGTTGGATTTACAATAAAGTAAAAGAGAAGTTCAATGAAAGAAAAGTTCAATCTTGATGAAGTCAAAGAGTTCATTAGCAACACTTCAGATACCACATCAATCTATATTGGAGCAGATAGTGAACGCTATCGTGGTAGGGATGACCTCTGGTATGCTGACTACACTGTTGCTATTGTCGTGCATATGGATTCTTCTCGTGGGTGTAAAGTATTCGGAAAAGTAGACACTGAACGTGACTATGATAATAGACACGATAGGCCTGCTACACGTTTGATGAATGAAGTATATCGTGCGGCTCAAATGTATCTTGATTTGATTGATGCTGTTGGTGATCGTCATTGTGAAGTTCATCTAGATATCAATCCTAATGAGATGCATGGTAGCTCTTGTGTGATTCAGCAAGCAACTGGTTATATTCGTGGTATGTGTGGCTTCTCTCCAAAAGTAAAGCCAGAAGCGTTCTCAGCTTCATATGCTGCTGATCGTTTAAAAGAAATCTTATCAAACTGATATGCCTGCAATTCTTGATACATTCTGGACGAGAAGAAGAAAGATTGCAGACCAAAGAATGGAAATCTGCAAACAGTGTGAACATCTAAAGTCTTTCAATAGATGTGATAAGTGTGGATGTTTCATGGATGGTAAGACTCATGTACTAGATGCCGAGTGTCCTATAGGCAAATGGAAATCAGCAACAATAAATATGGATGAAACTTTAGAATCTTTCGGAGATAAAAATGGAAAATCTAATCAGTCAACTTAAGCAATGTTTAGCAGATACTTTTATCATGAAGATGAAGGTACAGGGATATCATTGGAACGTAATCGGGCCGGACTTCCCTCAGTATCATGACTTCTTTGGCGATCTATATGGTGAACTTGATGGTGCGGTAGATGCTTTGGGAGAACATATTCGTCAGCTAGATGCATTTGCACCAAACTCTGTTTCTAGAATGATCGAACTATCAACTCTGGAAGAGTCTGAAACAATTCCTCTAGCACCCAAGATGATTACCAATCTAATCGCAGATAATGATGCTGTTCTGGAAACAGTCACAGTTGCTTATGAGATGGCTGAAGCGGCAAAAGAGTTTGGTCTTTCAAACTATCTTCAAGATCGTATTACAGCGCATAAGAAGCATCGCTGGATGCTTAAGGCAACCGCAGGTCAGAAGACTTAAGCTTAAGTATAGAATAACTTGTTCTTAGCAGTACACAGGTGCGACATTTTGTCGCACCTTTTTTGTTTGTGTTTTTTGGATAAATGCAATATAATCTAAGAATGAAGTACCAGTTCAAAGCACCGAAAGTCGGATCAGTCGTGACAGTCACTACGGACTGGACAGACTATCTCAAACCGTTTGATCAATCTGCGGTACGGATTCGTACCTACAGTGGAAAGGTAGTACCAAATGCGAAGCATCATGATCCAGAATCCTTTTGCATTACTACTGGGGATTCTGTTTTCCCCATACGCAATGTTCATCTTGATCGTGTTACTGGAATCGTATTCGAAGACGGTTCTGTAGCCGACAAGACTGAAAAGCGTGTTGTTGAGACACAGACATGGCAAGTTAAATCTGATAGTAGAAAGGGTGGCTTCTATACTGTGGTAAATGATAGAGGTCATTTTTCTTGTACGTGTGTTGGTTTCGGTTTCAGAAAGTCTTGTCGTCATATTCTCTCGGTCAAAAAGAGTGCAGCATGAAGATAAGCAAGAACGTAATCAACACTCTGTCAAAAGTTGCCGAAGCAAATGATGAATACCCGAGGGCGCGGCTTGCCGCCGCTATTGTGAGAAACAATAAGATCGTTTCGATCGGTATAAACAGAATGAAAACCGATCCTCTTCAAGCTAGATTTGGTAAAAACAAAGAAGCAATATACCTTCATGCTGAGATACACGCAATAAAGAACGCACTAAGAGAAGTTTCAGTTGATGATCTCAAAGATTGTGTTCTGTACATATGCAGAGTGAAAAAGCCAGAGTCAAACAAGCCTTATGAATGGGCACTGGCAAAACCATGTGAAGGATGTAGCAGAGCAATAGTTGAGTTTGGAATCAAGAAAGTAATATATACCACAAAGCCTGACATATGCGAAACCCTCTAGTTAATTCTAGAGGGTTTTTTTATTTCATAAATACTTCTGAATTTGTTTCCTACGCAGAAGTTGGAGTTAAGAATAATGATTGACACTAAGAAGTTAACTTCTCTAATCAAAGAGATGGCTTATTACAAAAACTTAAAGATTGATAATGAATTCATTTTCGAAAACAAGAAGATTGAAAATAAAGCAACACATGCTGCTAGATATTTCGGAGATGATGAAGACAAAATATCAAATGAGATCAATGGCAAAGGTGGTCAAGCAACACCAGGAAGAGGATCAAAGTGGTCTCTTAAGAAAAAACCATCACAAGCAGATTTTGTCAACTCTGCGTTCACACACAAAGATGGTAGAAAACTTATTCCAACAGCAACAAAACCCGTTCAAAAAACTGTGAAAGGCAAGAAGATCATTCATCATGAATTCAGAACATCAGATGGTAAAACAGAGTTGCATCCAATTTCTTCTGTAACTGTAGAGACAAAAGATACTGGTAAACATAATGATGAACATGCACTTAAAAATATTTGGAATCACTTTACACAAAATCATGGTTATGCAAAACATCGTGACAACATCAAGCGTCTAGTAGACACACACGGTGATGATGCCCACGATCATATTGTAAACTACATTCATGGACATCTTGAGAAAGCTGAAAGTGATGAGAATCATCCACTTCATGTAAGCAAAAGAAACAAAACAGAGTTTGTGCATAACATCCACGGACATGATGATCCAAATGTAAGTGATCATGTTAGAGAAAGATCAAGAAGTTCATATCATGAAAATATGAGAAACTCAGCATTGAGTTTTGCAGCTCTAATGAAAAGAAAAGAGTTTAAAAAAGCTTATGATGATGATTTTGAAATGGTTCCAACTGGAGCAAAGAAGGCTAAACTGAATGCCAATGCAAAAAGATTTGGTATGAAAGATGGAACTTCATCTGCAACATATAAGTCAGATGTTATAACTCTTAGAAGAAGAGGCACAACTAAGCCAAGTGAGAAGAAAGGCGTTAGAATCTTTAACAGACAAACCGAAAAACCTGAAGATATGGATAATGAGACACAAACAGGAGTTTCAGTCAAGAAGGGTGGAGGTTCTCAGATCGAATCACCAGATGCTAAAGGATTTAACGTTCTTTACGCTCACGCAATCGATAAACATTATGGTGAAAAAGATGATAGTTCAGCAGATCGCATTTCACATAAAAGAGCCCATCAGATGAGAGAAGAAATTGCTGGTCACATGGAACGAAGTGAAAGTGCTGAGGCATCTGCTAAACTGAATGATCTTCATAAGAGACTTGATGGTCTAAAAAGAAAGACCTCATTTACAAGAAAAGTTTGGAAAGCAGGTATCACTGGTGAACACAAGTTTGAAGGAACAGAAGGTAGAGCAGATACAATTCTTGTTCAAGGCGTTGCTTCAAAGAAAAAAGGAAAAGCAAACAAATCAGCAAAGATTATGTCTGCTGATGAGTATATAAACCATTTACATGAGCATGGTCAACTTAAAGTTCCTGAAGTATCTGGTTCTAAGCATGGTGGTAAAGGATTAGCTCTTAGAATGAGAGTTAAAGACTAAAAAATGTCACAATCAAAAATGAAGAATGTTGACTCTGTTGATCTTCTGTTTATGAAGTCAACAGAGTTTAGAAACACAATGATCGATATGCTGAACGATGAAAAAGATCGTTCAGCTATTGATTCTGCCATTAAGATATATCAAAGTATCTCAGAGAGAACACTGGGTCAACTTCGAACTATGGAAACATACAAAAAGTATATTCTAGATTTTCTCAGCAAACACAATTCGAACAATGTTGACAATGTTAAACTTGTTCAAGAACTTTTAATCTTTGTTGATAGAAGTTTGAGTCTTTCAATTGAGCAATCAAAGAGAGCAGATACCAGAACACGTCGAATCAAACAAAGAACTATTGTCATGAACTGGTTCAAATCAAACAAAAACGAATTCAAGAAGATGTTTGATCTCAAGAAACATCTTGACAAAATTGTGACGTAAAGTCACACACGAGAACAACGAATCAATAAATACATTTAAATTAACCTATAGAGGGTTTTCGTTTCAATGCTGAACAAGTTTAAGTCTTATCTTGCAGAATCTATTCGTCAAGGTCTTCCTCACATTTCTGCAATGTCATATGATCAGATCAAGAATCTGACAAAGGGTGGCAGAGTACATCTTCATCACGTAACTGAAAAGACTGATGGCTCAACTTTCATGGTTGGTCATGATCAAGAAGGTTTCTATACACAATCTTCTGGATCTGGCAAAGAGAAGATGCGAAAGCCAGAAGACTATACAGAAAGAGTCAGAAGACGTGCAGAAGAGACAGGTAAAGAACCTGAATATACTGGAGCTAAGGCTTTTGCAGATGCACATGAAGCACTTCAGAAAAATGAGAAACTGGTAAGTCATCTAAGATCACATGCACAAAGACAAGGTGGTGAGACTCAGCTAAGAGGTGAGTTATTCTCTAGAAAGCTATCAAGACCATCAGAAGATAAAGAAGGTGAAGTCAAGTTAGTTGGAACATCTTACAATCCATCATCATGGGGCAAAAGAGGTAAGATTGTTATTCACACAAAGCTTCCTGAGAATCAATCACATGATGTTGAACACTTCAAGAAAAATCTTTCTGATGATGAGATAAACTTCGATGATGACAAGATCGAACATAAGCCATCTCATGTAGACGTAAGTGAACATTCTTCTAGACTTAACACTATTGATCATGAACTTCTTAGATCAAGAACAACACCAAAAAACAAAGAAGCAAAGCAAGCTGAAGAAGCAAAGTTAGACAATATCAGAAAGTCTATTTCTGACAAAGTAGATGAGCATGTGAAGTCACTTGGCATTAGACCTAAGTTTGGATCTGGCACAGAAGGTGCAGTAGTTCATCCATCTGAGAAGAATCCTGATGCACCAAGATTTAAGATTACTTCTGACACATTCAGAGCATACAAAGCTGATCCAACAAACAAAGAGAAGTTCAAGAAAAGAACTCTTGCTGAGATGTCTCTTCTCAGAGAAGGTGGTAACATCAAAGTCAAAACACCTGAGGGAGAAGTTTCAGCAGCACCATTTAAAGTCTCACAGAGATCACAACAGAAAGACGATGCTAGAGAAGCATTGAGTGATATTCATCATGCGTTTCATCAAGAACATGGTGAACATCTGTTTGGTAAGAATCAGAGGGGTCTAAGATCAGGTTCTATTTTTGGTGGTTCAACTCGTCAGTTTATGGATGACAAGATTGGTGATGATGAGTTTAAGAAGCACAAGCCAACCGTTGGCGATTTCGACGTGCAAGTTGCACACGATCATAAAGACAAGCTCTCTTCAACAATGAAGCCAGGTAGAAAGTTTGGTAAGTATACTGTTGTTGGTATGAAGAAGCATGGTAATGAAAACTCTGCTGTAATGAGACATGAGAATGGTGAACATCATCAGTTTGACTTTGAAGGTACAGACTATGAAGGTGATGAACCAACCAAAGCATCACAGTTTCTACACAGTTCAGATTGGGAAGATACAAAAGCTGGTATCAAGGGAGCGCATCACAAGATTCTGTTAAATGCTACTGGTGGTGATACTCACAAGTTCTCTATCACACATGGTCTAAGATCAAGAACAGATGAAAGTGATAAGGGAACAAAAGAACCAGAAGAAGTATCAAGAAGACTTTTTGGTGATGATGCAGATCACTCACACATACATTCGTTCTTAGGTGTTTCACACCTCATTAAAAAACATATTCCAAAAGAAAGACATCAAGAAATTTATGATAAGTTCAAGTCAGGTCTAAAGTCTGTCAAAGCTGATAATGGTCCTGCACTAGAACATCTTAGAAAGACACTCGGTGTCAAAGACGACATGAACGAAGAAACTGAAAATGCAGAGGGTCATCATGCATCAGTTGTTCCTCTTGTCGGTTTCTCACCATTCTCACACATGGGTCATGCACAAGATTTGGGTGGTGCTCTCAAGAAACTTCCTGGTAAAAAGCACATCGGCATTTCAAGTAAAGCTGAAGCTTTCTCACCTGAAGAAAGAGGTGAGATTCTTAATAGACAGTGGGGCAAGGGTGAGCAGTCAGTTCATGTTGTAAAGGGTGCTGGTGAAACAATTAGACGAGCATTTGACTCATTGCCAGAAGGAAGAAGACATCTTCATATTCTTGTAGGTCATGATCGTAAAGGTTTTGCTGAGTCTCTTAAGAAAGCTCTTGAAGCTGATAAGATCAAAGAGATGGAAGGCAAGAAGTTTGATTCAGTTCATCTTCACTACCCAGAAGATACAGACAGATCACATGGCATGTCTGGAACAAAAATGCGTAGAGCAGCAAGTGAAGGTAATTTAGATGAGTTTCATCGTCATCTAGGTCCATCTTTCACAAGAAGTGAAGCTAAGTCTACAATGAAGAGAGTTAAGGACGGTATTGATTCTGGAAATATCAAACTCGTCAGAGAAGAATTTAATAGTGATACTGAACTCAATCATGAAAAGTTTGGACCGATGCTTGACACATTCATCAAGTTTGCATCTAACAAACTAGGTGTTAAGTCTTTACCAACTCATGAACTAAAGAAAGATGAGATGTCATCTTCTTTCGCAGCATACAGTCCATCTGAAAAGCATGTGATTGTTGTAACTAAGAATAGACATCCTATGGACATATTCAGATCAGTTGCACATGAGCTTGTTCATCACAAGCAGAATGAAGATGGAAGACTTGGTAAAAACATTGAACAAGAAGGTGCAACAGGATCAGATATTGAAAATGAAGCAAACTCTGAAGCTGGAAAGATCATGCGCTGGTTTGCGAAAGAGAATCCAGTTGCGTTCAAGTCAGGTTATGTTGTCGAGTCATATGATCTAAATGAGGGCATTAATGATCCTTCAACATTCGTTGCTGTATTCTTAGCTGGTGGTCCAGGATCAGGCAAAGATTACGTCATGAAGCAAACTCTTGATGGTCATGGTTTACAAGAAGTAAACTCAGATGTTGCATTTGAATTTCTAATGCAGAAAGCTGGTCTTGACTTCAAGATGCCAGAGTCTGAGAGGATGCAAAGAGACATCGTTAGAGGTCGTGCAAAAGCAATGACCAAAGAACGTCAGAGACTAGCACTTGTTGGAAGAAGAGGTGTCATTATCAATGGCACTGGTGATGATTCTGAAAAGATTGCAACCATCAAGAAAGAACTAGAAGACTTAGGTTATAAGTCTATGCTTGTTTTTGTTAATACCTCAAATGAAGTTTCAAAAGAAAGAAATGTACAGAGAGGTAAGATCGGTGGTCGAGAAGTACCAGAAGACATCAGACTAGAAAAGTGGATGGATGCACAGAGAGCCAGACCAACACTTAAGAAAATGTTTGGTGAAAAGAACTTCATCGAAGTTGACAACAGTTATGATCTAAGAAGTGCATCTCAAGATATTGTTGACAAAGTTTTAGGTAAGTTTAATGAAGTGTATAAGATGGTAAGAAAGTTCGTCAGAACGCCTGTATCATCCCAGTCATCAAAAGAATGGAAACAAAGTGAAATTGAAAAGAGAAACATGCAAGCATATGTTTCTCCAAGAGCTACAACAATATCTGCTGATAGAGGTCCAGCAAAGATAATTGCTGATCCATCAACACAGGGAAATGTTGACGTACCAACAACAGATGAGTTAAACTTAGCGAGAAGAATGGGTCTTTCTTACTATGGTTTTGGTAGATACGGAAGATCAATCAATGGAAAGCACACCGTCACTCACGTATCACAAGATGGTAAAATTGTACCAAAGCAAAACACACTGAACGAAGACTTGAGAAAGTGGTTCAAAGAGAAGTGGGTTAGATTTGATACTAAAGGAAACATCAAGGGTGATTGTGCAAGAGAACCCGGTGAAGGTAAGCCAAAGTGTAGACCTCTCGCAAGTGCTGTTGCGATGGGCAAAGAAGCAAGAGCAAAAGCAGCTAGAAGAAAGAGAAGGGAAGATCCAGTGGCAAACAGAGAAGGTAAAGGCAACAAGCCTGTGTTTGTAAAGACAAATGAAGAGACACTCTTAGAAAAGAATATGCCAACAAATCCAAGTCTATGGTCAAAAGCAAAGTCTATGGCAAAACAGAAGTTTGATGTTTATCCATCTGCATATGCTAATGGTTGGGCTGCTAAGTGGTATAAGTCAAAGGGTGGTGGATGGAAATCTGTCAGTGAGAGTGTTGTCGATGAAGCATGTTGGGATGGTTACAAAAGAGTTGGCATGAAGAAAAAAGGTAACCGTATGGTGCCAAATTGTGTCAAAGTAGATGAGTCAACAAATACACCATCTGATCGTGAGTGGGGTACAAACTCTCTAGCTAAGATTTATAGAGATGCCACACCAGGTCAAAATTTTCCAGAAAATCCTCTCTTCGAAAAGAAGAAAATGAAATTAAAGAAGATGAAAGAAGACAATAATCTTCCAGTAGGAGGTTTACCAGTATCAGATGGAGTAGGACCAATGTTTACAAGAGCAAGATCACCAGCATATATGGGTTACACAGCAGACATTCAAGAGTCAATCATTGAATGGGCAAGTCAAGAGCATGTGATTGAAAGGTACATCAACAAGTATGGTGCTGATGCTGAGAGAAAGCTTCTCGAAACAATGACAAGTCTCAACGAGTCATTCTTCGAAGAGCATGAAAAAGGTCCAAAGTACTTCACTCATCTAAGAGAGAGTTGGGATTCTATATATGGTGGTCGTGATATGGGCACAGTTCATAACTCATCTTCAAAAGAAGAAATGAGCGAGCAAGGTTCTTTTGGCTCAGCTTTTACATCAGCTAGAGAAGCTGGTAACAGAGAATTTGAGTGGAGAGGAAAAAAGTATACTTCTCTTAAGAAGGGTGAGACTGAACTACCATCAAGTCAAAGAAGAGTTGAACCAAAATCTGAGCCAATGACTCGTGGTCCAAGAACACCAGAAATGATAACCAAGTCTGATGATAGAAATAAACAAGAACCAGCACCTATGTCACGTGGACCCAAAACACCTGAGATGGTAACTAAGTCTGATGATCGTAATCGTATGTCAACTTCTGATCAACAAGATGTTGATGCTGAGAAGGTCAGAAGAGAGACAGGTGCAGCAGCAGCATCAGCTATTAGAAGTGCTGATCCTGTTATTTCAAGAAAGAAAGATACTGATCCTGAAATGTATAAGGCACTGACTGAACCAAAAGGTAAAGCAAACATCTTTACTGGTAGCAGACACGGTGATGAAGGAATTGATGAAGACTGGCAAAAAGTAAATCGTCGTGAAAATACTGCTATGACTGAAAAGAAGTCTTTGAAAGAACAAAGCGCAGCAAACTTTGATAGAGATTGGTCTAGAATACAGCGTGGTTTTAGAGGCGTTGAATCAGGTACTCCTGAAGGTAACTACTCTATACCAAAACCAAGAGGTATTAAAGGTACTGCATCTGGTGCATATGCTTTTACCAATAGCACTTGGAGACAACAACTGCGTCAACAGGGTAGAATGGATGACTTGAAAAAATATCCAAATGCATATAAGGCACCACCTGAACTTCAAGATGATGTTATGAGAACTAAAACAAGATCAAACTATATTAAACAAGGTGGTGATGAAAATCCAGAAGCTCTGCGACGTGCCATGAACATACATTATACAGGCAACGCAGAAGGTAGAATGACAAGAAAGCAGTTGGAAACCAACAGAGGTACAACTTCTGATAAGTACTGGACAAAATTTCAAAGAAACATGGGCACACCCACAGCAGATAATAGCCAGTCGGCTACATCTGCAACCAGAACTTCATCATCGTCAGATGTTGCGAAGAGGTTGAGTGCAGCACCTCCGCCAGTTGCTAGACCAAAAGACTTAGATGTTGCAGCTAAACCTACAACAACTGCCACACCTGCCCCTAAGCCAGAGGTACCTAAAGTACCAGAAGCACCTAAGACAGAAGTACCAAAAAGCAGCACATCTGGTGCAGTAATTGCCGATCCAAATAAAGATTTTGGCGATCAGGTTGGTGCATGGATGCAAAACTGGGTTGACGGTCAGATGAGAGCAAGACAACAACGACAACAGTCAGCAACCTCAAGAGCGCCTTCTGCAAGAACCAACTCTTCTAGCAGCGGCGGTGCGTTATCTCCTGAGCCAACAAAAAAGCCACAAGGTTCAGATATGACTCTAGGTTCGCAAAGAACTCTAAGGGCACCCGAACCAAAAGTTGATAATTCTGCACAGCAAGCTCGGGATACGGCTGAAGTAATATTGCAAACAGGTCGTGCAGCTAATGCGGCTGTCAGTGATTCACCTTTTATGAGAAAGTTCTATAAAGATAATCCAGAAGCAAAACCACCTGAAGGCAACATCTTTACTGGTAGTAGATATGGTAATCAAGGCATTGATGAAGACTGGCAGAAAGTCAATCGTCAAGACAAGACAGATGGTCTAAGTCAGAAAGCTGTCAATGCATATCGTCGTGAAAATCCAGGTTCTAAACTTTCAACTGCTGTAACTGAAAAGAATCCAACAGGCAAGAGAGCAAAGCGTCGTCTTTCATTTTGTAGGAGAATGGGTGGTGTTAAAGGTCCTATGAGAGATGAAAAGGGTAGACCAACACCAAAAGCAAAAGCACTAAGAAGATGGAATTGTGAAGAATGAATAAAGACTGCACAAGATGCAAAGTCAGTAAACCTTTAGACTTATCTAATTTTCCTCCACATAATAAAACAAAAAGTGGGTTTGATAGTTGGTGTAGAGATTGCAGAAACTCTTATAAGAGAGGTAAAGTTGGCAAAAAATACACTAAGTTTATTAGTGAAGAAAATCTTCAATCTATAAAAGATGAAACTAAAGAATGTGTGATATGTGGATCAGAAGAAAAATTAGTAATAGATCATGATCATAAAACGGATAAAGTTAGAGGAATGTTATGTAATCATTGTAACAGAGGATTAGGTCATTTTAGAGATGATCCACTCTTGTTGGAATTCGCTGCTCAGTATCTATATGCAAGTTCAGATAAAAGAGAATGGACAGCATATAATAAAAAATATGGCGAAGAATAACTTTCGATAAATATAAAGAATCGTCAATTCAAAAATAAAGGAACACAACAAATGTTTAAGAAGAATGATCCATTAGTAAAAAGCGTAAAGAAGATTATGGAACAGAATGAGCTTCGTCGTAGAGTCGAAGCTGGTCTCTGTGAAGAACTAGGCATTGCTTCACGTAATGCTCTTCCTCATGAGCATCTTGCAAACTATGATGCATTGCTAGAGCAGCTTCTTGATGAAGCTCTCGATCCTGTAGGTCAAGAAGACTCTGATATTAATAATGATGGCAAGCATGGTCATTCAACTGATAAGTATCTTGCAAATCGTCGTCAAGCTATTGGCAATGCCATGAGAAATAAAAAGATGAATAAGCAGGATGAAGAAGAACAGCTTGATGAACTCAAGGGTATCAAAGCACCAGGTGAACGAGAAAAATATGTAGATAAAGCTAAGGCTTCTGTTGGTGGTAAAATTATGATAGCCGGTTTGAAGAAAATGGTTGGTTTGGGTGGACCTTCTGATCGTGATATGGATACCATTCAAAAAAGAGTTACAGGTATTGCCAGAGCAGGAGATCGTCGTACAGCGGCTGATCTTGCTGGCATGACTGGTGCTAATATGCCAAGTTCAAAAAAGAAAAAGATGAGAGAAGATTACGAACTCGATGAAGAACAGCTTGATGAAATTTCTCAAAGATTAGCCAAGAGAGTAATGAAACTTTCTACTGACAGTAGAAAGCGTGCTGCTGCTGCTGCTAGAAAAGCATTTCAAAAACATGATAAAGATTCAGAAAATCCTGAAGTTAAAAAAGCTGATGATGAATATGATCGAGTAAATAAAAGAGACTATCGTATTAATAAACTTGCTGGAGCTAAACTAGGTATCAACAGTAAAAAACCAGACGGAACTGCTCCCTTTGCATTACCAGGTGGATCTCGTTTTAAACACTTGCCAGGTTATATTGATCCAAGAGATCCATATAACGTTCCAACTATGGCTAGAGTTCTCGCTACAAAAACTGAAAAAAAGAAAAAGGTAAATGAAGAAGATAAGTCATCTTCTGATCCAGACTTTGCTGCACCTCGCGCCGCTGGCGCTCCTAAGTACAAGGACGAGATTGAGTATAAGCCTGAGCAGCCTAAGACAGAGATACCTAGAAATCATCCTATGCCTCCAAGACGACCACCCAATCTTGAAGAAACTTTAAAGCAGCTTGATGAAATTGGTGATACAAAAGCTGGAAAAAATGCTCTTATCGATTATGTAAAGAAGGCTTCAGACCGCGCCCGTGCGCAAGCTAGAGTTGCTGGAACTGAAGGTCCAGGATCAAAACGCGGTGAAGAACTTGATATCGAGTCACGGAAAACTGTTGATTATATTGTTAACGCTGCAAAAAGACTTGCTAAAGAAGAAGTCGAGCAGATTGATGAGCTTTCTCTCGATAAGATTAATGCTGCCAGAAAAGAAGCAATGAAGAGCAAGATGGATGAAGAAAAGGCTACACCTGCTCAACAGAAAAAAATTGAAAAGGTGATGGGTGAATTTAAGAAAGGCGAACTTAACTCTGGTTCGAAAGAAGGACCTGAAGTAACTTCTCGTAAGCAGGCTGTTGCTATTGCTTTGAGTCAGGCAGGTCTTTCAAAAAAAAAAGTTGATGAAGACTTCGATTTAGATGCTGTAATGGAAGAGATTAGAAAGAATCTTGGTGAAGAAGCTTTCGATGCACTGATCAATGAAAGAATTGTTACAAGACAACAAACATTTGATGATGGTAGTACTTTAACAACATCAACAGGATTAAGAGCAGATCAACCAACAACAACCTCAACTGCCAGAATAGGTGGAGTAAGACCCGGCGAAAGAGGACCAACAAATGTCGCAAGACCCCCTGCTCCGACAAGTCGCGTGCCAACAGAAGTTGGATTAAATAGAGCGGCAATGGATCGAGCAATGAATCCGCCTGCTGGAACAGCAAATCCACCAGGTGGATCTTCATATGGATCACTATCAATGACGCCACCTACTGGTAGAACATCAAGCACTCCTTCTATGGTTGCGTCAGGTCCTAATCTGTCTCCTTCTACCTTCAGAGGTAACACACCAAGTGTTAGCGTGAGAGATGCTTTAGGTGACACAGGCAATAAAACAATGGGATCTTATTCTCCTGTAAAGGCAACTGGATTCAGCACAGACAGACCTTCAACGTCTGCTGCACCTGCTGCAAGACCTGCACCTTCTCCTGCTGCTACAACATCGTCAGCTAGACCATCTGCACCTGCTCAACCAACTAGATCATCACAGATGTTTCAAGCTATGTCAGATAAGGGTGATGACGCAACAAGTGCAGATTTTGTTAGGGCTGACAACCAAGCAAGAGCTGAAAGACAAGCTGCACCAACAGCACCAGCATCATCAACACAAAGACCTGCTAGACAGCAGACATCTGCACCACAGCAGTCAAACGCTGACTATCTTAAAAGTTCTGGTATGATGGATGAGTCTTTAGAGAAAAAGATCAGAAGAATGTATCGTGAACAAAAGTCTGAAAAGTTTACAGGTGGTGTTGCTGCTGATCTTCAAGACTATTCAGGTCCAAATAAGCCAGTTGGTCGTTCTGAAAAAGAACAACATCATGGTATAGTTGATGAAGAAAATCTTGAAGAGAGAATTGGATCTCAATTTGGTACAAGACGCAATCGCAAAAGACATACATTCAAAACTACTCTAGGTAAATTAGAAAACAGAAACTGGGGTGGCAATCAGAGTATGAAGAATCGATATGAAGAATTTTCTTTTATGAAAGAAGCTAGAGAAAAAGCTTTTGAAAAAGTTAAGACTAAGAAAGATCAGAACAGTGAAGTTAACGGAAAAAAAACACTTACTGGCGAAATACCCAATGAGATCGACACTGAGCCAAAAAAGCCATCAATGACTGGTTACTAATAACAATAAATATAAAAAAATTCTAAAGGAGTTTAAAAAATGCCATTATGGAAAAATTTCGACTACGCAACAGGCAATGGTAAACCATTGTATGCTAATACATCAAATGCTTATTCAAACTCAGTTATCAATGGTACAGAAGCAAATACTGCTAAGTATTATGGTATTGTTGCAGGTGTATCAGCTACTGAAGAAGCTGTTCGTGCCCCTGCATCAAATAGTTCAGTGCACGCTGGTTGGGTAAGCATTAAAATTGGTACTGGTCCTATCTCAAGTATTAGTGTATCTGGTGGCACTGGCATCAATGCCGCTGGTTTTCTAACAATCGCTGATATAAGCGCACACGGTCAGGGAACAAGTGCTAACATTTCATTCACTACTGCAAATGCTCAGAATACACTACAGAGTTCTTCATCAAACTCAACACTTAATACATATGGTACATTTACAATTGTAAATGGTGGTAGTGGTTTCTCTAATGCATCTGCAATCACAGTTAGAACAAACGGTGCAAACACATCTCTAGGCACATTTACTGTAACACTTGGTGGACGTGCTGGACGTATTCAATCTGAAACACTCGTTTCTATGGGTTCAATCACATTTGATGATCCAAGAGACAACGTATTCTTCTCAGGTATTTAATCATGAAACTCAAGACTCTTAAACAATATCTCAACGAAGAAACTGTTCCCTTTGCTAACGTAAAGAGCGGTTCTTTTGATATCAGAGATGCTGCTGTAAGAGATAACTTGAATAGTCTTTTAGCAGGAGTGACATCCGAAAAGTTTGTCACTCCTTACATTGCCTATCAAAGAGTCTCCAAAGTTCTTGCATCTTATCATATCTTTGTTCCTGTCAACACTTTTCTTGAAGGTGATTCAGGACATCTAGTACACTCAATCAATCAGTTTGGTCCAAAGTTTGGTCAGACTGATGATGGACAGTTTGTGATCAATGGTGAAGTCAGAAAAGACTACACTCATGGTCCTCATGAAGAAGGTGAGGGCAATCAACTCATTCAGAAGCCAACAGTGACAGAATACTATATGTATTTTGAATACAGAATGTCTGACTGTGGTATGTTCAATGTCTTCTGTGAAATCGTAGATGAAGATGACATCGAAGAGATTATGACTGATCTTGAAGCTGAACTAACTGGTGAGACAGAAGAAGAGAAAGATTAATAAAAAAATAAATGATTGATAACATTTGTGATGACAACTTCTTGATCTTTGCTATGAAAGCCTATGATAAACCAAGTGTTATCATGAGTGAGTTTGAAGAAGATTTAAAAAGAATAAAGTACATCAAGAGACTTATAAAAAGATATAGAACAACAGGTGAACTAAAAGAAAGACTTATACTCAATCACATCATCATTCTAGGTAATGTATTTGGTATTCCATCTTCAGTTAGAATGTTGTTCTTCAAGCTAGATAGAGAAGATTATAATATACTTAAAACATTTCTTCTCTATCTAAACTACATGCCTAAGTTAGTAACTGGTATCAATGGAAAAGACTTAAACTCATCAGACATATCAGTTGATCTGTTTGTAGGCAAGAGACTTAGAGACATATAAAATTATTCATTTGCTACAGGGCATAGCCTTTATACCACTTTGTCAAGAGGTTGTCAAGATAAAAATGAGTTCACACAATCAAAAAGATCACTACAAAGCAATCGAAGACGTTCATGTCAATCTAGACAACCGTAATCATGCAATTGATGAATACGGATATGGACCTATGAATCCCAATGAAAAGAGCGAAGACTTCTGGCAAAAGAAAGCTGATCTCTGGGATAATACAATTGTAGAAGCTAAGAAGTCACGCTGCTACAATTGTGCCGCGTTCAATCAGACTCCAGAAATCCTTAAAGCCATGGGAGAAGCACTGGGTCCTGTCGGTGATAAGATTGTTGAAACAGCAAACTTAGGTTTTTGTGAGTTGTTCTACTTCAAATGTGCAGGAGAAAGAACATGCGATGCTTGGCTCACAAATGGTCCTCTAAAAGAAGAAGCACCAGCCAATGCTACAGGTCCTGCCATTCCAGGAACTGGTGATGATCCTCAAGCATTTCCTAGAGGTGAACCACTCAAAAAATATAAAAAGAAAACCAATAAAGAGCAATATGCACAAACTATGGATGTAGAACTGTTGCGTCGTAAAACACCTATGATGGAATCTATTGCTTCATACATGAAGTCAAAGAACATCACAGAAGCTCCTCTTCTTCAAGGTTATGGTAGAAGAACAAGATTCAACAAAGAAACTGGTAGAAAAATCAGTGCTGAAGATGCTGGAGCTAAGATAGCTAGAGTCGATAAAGAACATGACTTGCATCATTCATATGATCTTGATGGTTCATCACTATACACTGTGAGAAATAGAAACACAGGTATTAGTTCAGCAACAATCTATGGTAAGAGAAACTATAAGACTGGTGTCTTTGATATTGACACAACAGACTCAACAGGTAAAGGTCCTAAAGTTCATAAAGTGTATAAGAAGATTCTACAGTCAGGACATTCTACTGCACTTGTAGGACATGCTCATACTTCTGGTGGTCAAAAACTTTGGCAGAACCTTTCAAAAGAAAGAGGTGTCAATATTCACGGTTGGATTGGTGGCAAAAAAGGAAAGCCAGTCAATCTAGATCCAAGAGATCCAGAAGAGACTCATGTTTCATATGATGAGGTCGAGAGAGACAGAGATCCTTCAGCAAGAGAGATTCTAAAGACAAAGCTAGTTGCAAGTATTTCACAACCAAAGAAAGTTGTCAGAAGAAAGAGTTAACTTATCATGATTACTAAAGAAGTTCTGAAGCAGATTGCACCAAACTCAAACGATAATATTATTTCAGACTTAGAGAAATATTTTGACAAACACATGTCAAAATATGAAGTTAATACGTATCTGCGTGTATGTCACTTTATTGCTCAATGTGCCCATGAATCAGCATCATTTACAACTCTAGAAGAGTTTGCATCTGGATCAGCTTACGAGGGTCGTCGTGATTTAGGAAATACACAGCGTGGTGATGGAGTAAAATACAAAGGACGTGGC